ATGAACACCCACACCGCCAAGACTCTCGCCACCTACGCCGCCGCCAAGATGAAGCAATGGGCCGTTACGCTGAGTGATGGCTCGATACAAACCATCTGGGCCAGTAGTAAGCAGCAGGCCATTGCCCTGGCCGTACAAAATCACCTGGCCAAGACGGGCCACCGTGCCCACGCCAGCCATTATTACCGAATGTAACATTCGGCATCAACAATTCATCAATGTAACATTCAAGGAAAATCACATGCTCACCATCGCCTTAGACCCCGGGTTCGGGAACACCAAAGTGTGCCATGACGGCCTGACCGCCACCATCCAAACTGCCGTCGCCATTCAACATAGCATCGGCCTCGCTGCCACCGGTCTCAAAACCGGCACGGTCAAAACCATCCAACTAGACTGTACATCCTACGCCGTCGGCCAAAACGCCTGGCTGCACGGCGAACCCGTCACCTCGCTCGATTACACCGCCCTCGCCGGCCCCGACCGCAAGGCCCTGTTCTTCCGGGCGCTCAGCGAGCTGGTGAAGCCCGGGGCGCTCACCATTGACCAACTCGTGGTTGGCCTGCCCGTCCCGCTCCTGCAAGACCGCAGCCAGGCGGAAGCCGCATTCACTGCCCTGCGCACCTACAAGGGCGAGCATACCTTCGTCGTAGACGGCAACCCTTACACCGTCACCATCGTCAACGTCAAAGTGCTGGCCCAGCCGGTGGGCGCTTACGCCGATTGGCTGATCGGCCCCGATCAGCACTTCCGCAAGGGTGGCAAGGATGCCGAGACCGCCGTGCTCGACGTGGGCCTGAACACGCTCGACCTGTACGCCCTGCGCGGCGGGGAAGTCGAACCCCGCTTCGTCGCCGGTGCCAAGGTGGGCGTGCGCCGCCTGCTGGCTTCGCTGAATGGCAGCCACGACATGGAAGAGACCGACGCAGATCTGCGTGCCGGGCGCGTGCGCGCAAGCACTGAGCAGCTCAACACCTGGCTGAGCGAGATCATGGCCGTGGTCGAGCGGGCCTGGCCCAACCTGACCCGCTTCACGTCGGTCATTCCCACCGGTGGCGGGGCGCTCGTCCTGGGTGATCTGCTGCGCAACGAACTGGCCCGCCGAGGCGCTGCCGTGGCCTGGCCCGAAGACCCCATCACCGCCAACGTGCGCGGCCTGTGGAAGTGGTACTCTGCCCGCGCTCGTAAGGATGAACCCGTAGCGCAGCCCGTGGCCAGCATCGCCAAAACTGCCGATGTCATCGAACCCGCCGGCAACACCACCAAGACCGGCGATGCTGCACCTTCAGAAACTCCCCGCAAACGTGGCCGCCCGGCGAAGTCAGCGTTGGCCGTCGAGGCCCAGCGCTGCACCCAATGCGGAAAAGGCGCAGCAAAGGAAGATGGAATTTGCACCACGTGCAGGGGCCGTAATCGTCACGCCGAGCTGGAGCGCAAGCAGGAAGAACGCATCTCCGCTATCGTTTCTGCATCCAATGCGGGCCGGCCTGTTACGGCTCGTATCAAGGCCGGCGAAGTGATCGGCGGGGCAAGGGTAGGGTAAGAATGAGCATCAAACCACGCGGCGTATTAGAACGCCACTCCATCCCAAAGCCTGGATTCATTGCGCTGAGCGAACCGCAAGTGCAGATCGCCGCCTGGTGCCCAGACGATGAAGCCAAACTCCCACCAGAACAGGTGCATTTTATTTTCAACGTTCAGGAGCTTACTCTCCCGCTAGTGCTGCGCTTCAAGTCCCCTGACACGCTCGGCTTCTTCATTGAGGAACTGACAAAATACCGCCGAACGGTCTGGCCAGACGCAGAGAAGGTTGAAGGCGAGAAATGACCACCACGCCGCCCGCTTCCCCCACCTTTCTCTGCACCGCGTGTAGCCAGGCCATCTGCGACGACTGTGCCAGCACTGCTGCCGAATATGAATTCTTGGCCGTTCAGCGCTCGGCGCATCTCGCCCGTGCGGAAGACGATAACAAAGCACTAAAACGGCAGATCGCAGACCTACAAAGAAGCGTCGATCTGTGGCAATACGCCGCAAAGGCCGGTTATCCTGATGTCATCAAGACCTGGATGGACGCCGAGATCGAGCGGGCAGGCAAGGCCGGGCGAAGGCATGCACGCCGGGAGATGAAGAAATCCGGGCTTCTGGCGCTGATTGATGAGATGGAGAAGGTGGCTCATGGGAATGCATAACCATCCGGTTGCGTTTCTTTATGAAATCAACACCTGGCCGCCTAAAAAGGCTGAAGGTGTTACGTATTACGACGGAGTAAGAGAAGATCGGGAAAGTTACCCGCTCTCTCAATATACGTTCAATGATTTTTGTCATAAGCCCAGCCGCTGGATAAATGCCCACACCGGTCGACGACTGTCTTCGAGTGGAAAGATTGACAAGCGCGATCATGACATCATCTTCGAAGACGATGGCTGTTTCCACCTTGGGCCATTCATTCATATGAATGACAGGTTCGTTTGCGAAAACTGGATACTTATCACCGACGAAGTCGCCTTCGACCAACAATATTACGGCATTCTTCGTGAGCAATTCGCTCATGGAGATAATTCGCACCTGGTGCAAGGTGTATTGTTCTGATGTGGCATAACACTTTCCGGTCTTTCTCCGTTCTACAAAAGGTAGCTGCCAGGCGATGAGCTATAACGGCTGTGGTCGAAAGCGTGTGTATTACCGGCGTTCTCAAGCACTCCACGCCATCAAGCTATCCTACAAAAAATACGGCACCCGCATGTATTTCTATGAATGCCCTTGGTGTGGGTGGTGGCATCTGTCCAAGCACGACCACCGACGCAAGCGCTATACCATCCGCACCATGGGCTTGACTTTTTACCAATGATCACAAAATCAGACGGCACCATCATCCTGACAGTCCGCGTCACCCTCAAGCCGGGCCGAGACGACGACCTGATCGCCCTCGTCCAATCGGCCCCGCTGCGGGGCATGGCCGCCACCGTGCGCGAGTCCATGCGCTCAGGCGTGGCCCTGGGTGCGGAAAGCGAAGATGATGACTTCGAGCTGCCTGATTTGGGAGAAGACCTGTAATGGAAAAATGCCACTATTGCGGTATCCAATATCACCCTATGCCAGTCTGGATAAACCGGGTAACTCGCATCCATGTTTGTACCATCAGAATCGTTCTGGATGGGAATAACGCCCCGGATGTATTACCGAACTATGAGTGTGAAAAGAAAGCCATCGCGGATGGCTTTACCAAACGTCTTGATTTGACACCAAAAAGATAGGAGATTTTATGCAAGCATTTGACCCGTCTGGAAACCTACTCGAAACCCGCCAACTCGACGAAGAAGAAGTCGGTCCTGCCGTTCAGGATGCCATGAGCAAGCCTAACGTGCAAAACGTCAGCGTTGGCCGCCTGCCCCGCAAGGGCGATGTAATCACCATCAGCGGCCTGCACTTCGATGTCGTGTTCGTTGATCAGACGCATGGCGTTTTCAAGATGAAGATCAGGAAACCGAAATGACCACCCAACCCCCAACCTTTGACGTTTTCGCCATCGTGGAACTTTTCGGCCATGCTCGCATTGCGGGCCGTGTGACCGAGCAGGTGATTGCCGGGCAAGGCTTCATCCGTGTGGACGTGCCCGAGCTGCCCACCCGACCCGCCTTCACGCGCCTGTATGGGCCTGGTGCGATTTACAGCATCACACCAGTGAGCAACGAAATCGCCACGGCTGCGGCGTGTTCGATGCGTGTTGAGCCGGTGAACGTGTATATCGCACTGCCCAGCAAAGCCGGCGAGAATATGGGCGATGATTACGACCCAAGCGACGAGGGCGAAGATGACGATGAGGAAGATAACGAGGATGACAATGGCGAGCCGTTCTAAGCCCATCGCCGAGTCCCACACGCAGGCGGCTAAAGCGAAACGTCGCGAAATTATCACGATCTCTTTTGTCGGTAACAAAAAGTTCAAGCAACTTCTTGTCGATAAAATCGCCGAACTTTTACAGAGCGAGGATATATTCGATGAAGCCGCTAAACCTGGTTGTGGTTTTACGATGGAATCGACGATTGAGCCAAGCGGAGAATATGAATGAACCGTGATGAAATTATGGCTATGCAGGCTGGTCAAGACCTTGACCAGCTTATTTCTCAGGTTGTGTTCGGGCATACGGTTGACGAATGGAACGAGCGTTTCTTTGCAAATAAAACAGGCTATTCGACCAACATATCCACAGCATGGGAAATTGTAGAGAAACTCGGACTGAGCATTACGCAAAAAGACTTTCGGCTATTTCCGCCAGAATACGAGAAATCAAGGTGGATGGCCGATACTCATCTTCGAGGGAATGGTGAATTTTGGTTGGCCTGGGGTAATACGGCCCCGCTGGCTATCTGCCGCGCTGCCTTGCTCGTAGTTTCCGGCGATGCAACGCCGGCACCCACCGCCACAAACGGCGATGCCACCAGGTGATCATGTGATCAGGTGGATCACCACCTGATCACACCACCAAAACTGGCGATGTGGACCGCAGGCCTGCACCGCTAGAAATAGCGATAGGATATCTCATGGAAGATAAATATTCACCCCCAGTATCAAGCTGCTTAGTTTGCGGCTACAAAAAGGAACTCGCCGTGTATGTCGAGCCACTTTCCGATGGTACATATCACGGTGTTTGTTATTCTTGCCGCGATAAGGCTCAATCGGAAAGCGAATTTGAGAAGTTGTACAACGATGCAGCAAGACAGCTCAACGAAGCAAACTTAAAGCTGTCTCAAATTGCACAACTCGCACAGCGACGACAGGAACAATGACCACATACCCAGGCGGTAAAAACGGCAGTGGCGTCTACCAGGCCATCATCAACCAGATGCCCCCGCACGACATCTACGTCGAGGGCTTCCTCGGCAGTGGGGCCGTCATGCGGGCCAAGCGGCCGGCCCCGCTGGCCAACATCGGCATCGATAGCGATGCTGAAGCAGTGATCAGCGCCAGTGTGCAAATAAGCCCGATGGTCTCGAACAGCAAATGGGTTTGTACCGACACCCTGGGCTGGCTAGCGGCAGACATAGGAGACATTTGCCACGATCCCCGCACGCTGCTATATCTCGACCCGCCCTATCTGATGTCAACCCGCCGGCAACATCGCCCGATCTACCGATGCGAGCTGACCGACGACGATCACCGGCTCTTGCTCGACATCATCACCGGCCTGCGCTGCATGGTGATGATTAGCGGCTACTACTCGGAGATGTACGCCAACGCCCTGGCCGGGTGGCGCACCGTCCAGTTCCAGACTACCACCCGAGGCGGAAGCCCGGCCACCGAATGGCTGTGGATGAACTACCCAGAGCCGTTCGAGCTGCACGATTATCGGTATCTCGGTCGCAACTATCGGGAGCGAGAGCGCATCAAACGCAAGAAAACCCGCTGGCTGGGCAAGCTCCAGGGCATGGGCCAACTGGAGCGGTACGCCATCCTGGATGCCATCGATGAGATGAGGCAGGCCAATCCATTACCTTGACTTCCTGAGCCGCCCCCATAACATGGTGTAAATCCAAACCGAAAGGAAACCGCCATGAGTACCACTCCAAAAATCACAGTTACCCGAATCGCCGACACCAAGAATACCTACTGCAATGTCTGTGATGTCGCCGACCACACGCCAGAAACCAAGCTCTTTGAAATCCGCTTCCATCTTTTCAGCTTCACCCAGTGCATGGTCGTCTGTGACCGGCATGCGGATGAATTACGCCAGGCTGTTTTTGGGGCACAGACCGGTCTAAAGTAGGCTGCTTGCGCGCAAGCACAAAGAAAAACCGCCTTGATTGTACAGTCAAGGCGGTTTTTGCTGTATAATGAGAACATGCGAGCGAACCGAGACCTAACCCAATCCGCACCAACCGTGACAGGCCGAAAACGGGAACCTATGCCCGTGAAATGGGTGCACGAACGCCCACCTGGTGCGCATGTTCTGAGAAACTATCTCGCATAAAAGCCACAACTCACGATTGTGGCTTTTTGTTTTACTGGGGGATGATGCGCCGAAAGACCCCGACTAAATAATTGACCACGTCGTCAACGAGTGTTCGACCCGCTACCGCATCTGGCGCAGGGTAGGCGGGCGCTTCTGCCACCGGTGGCTGTGCGTCTTCGTCCGGGGCCGGGTAGGCGGATTGCGCGGTGGGCGCTGCGGTCGAGGCCTGGCTCGGCAATGGCGTTGGGCTGGGAAGACGGATCATGACCGTGGCCGTCGCCGCCGGTTGTGTATCGTCGGCTGACGCCTGGCTAACCACGAGCGCCAGCAGCACCAGGAGAACCAGCAAGATGGATAGCTTGGTCTTCATTGCTTCGTCTCGACTTTCGTTTCTGGCTCTGGCTCTGGGTTCGTCTTCACGAAATGCGCCAGCGTCTCCAGGGCAGCCTGGATGTTGATATAGTCGGCGCGGTTGAGCTTGCCAGCCGCAGCCGGCTGGGTGGCCTGGTCTAATATACCGAGGGCCTGCTGGGGGGTAATTGGTTGCATTTGTGTTCCTTTCTGCTTAACTTTAACTCGTTTCGTAAGAAAACGAGCCAACAACTTCTTTGGTGCTCGTGTTAGTCCAGTTACCGCTAACAGTCCAGGTTTTGTAACAGCTCACCGTACTGCCACCAGCGCCAAGAGAAAAAGTTCCTGGCGCAGATTGCTGTGCATTATTATCAACACAGTAGATAGGCCCAATCAGGGTCATGCCATCGTTGTTCATTGCGTACGGCAGGGTGAAACTGACCGCCGTCGAGTCTGATGTGCCTCGAATACTAAAAAACACATCTACTCTCCGCCCGACTTTCTTGTACATGATTTTTTTGGTAGTAAAGCTGCTCCATCCGGTAATAGTGGAACTGGCGCTGTAGTCCGTCCATGCGACGCTATATACATCGACTGCAAATATGGCCGCCAATGGCGTGATGGATAATCGCTCTACTCCGTGCGAATACAATGTCAACTTAGGGTCATTGGTCGCATTCCCGCCCTGCATATACAGCCACAGCGAATCGGTTCCGGTGAAGCTCTGCGCATCGCCAATGCACTGCACGGAAAACGAACCATACTCTACGTCTGTGTTGCCGTTTCTGCGCCCGAACATTTTCACAACGTAGTCGTTGCCCGCACCCGTCCATTGCACATCCGTTACCGATGCCCGACTCGCCCCCGACAGGCTGATGCCATCTGCGGCGATAGACACATACCCACTACCGGCCACCAGCTTGCCCGTCGTGGCATCAATTTTCACCTGATACGTGTTGGATAGTATCCCGTACAGGCCCGTCCGATCAATCCATACGCCTGTCCCGGCATTGGCTGCTGTGGGTGGCGTGGAGCCAATGGCAATGGCGCTGCTTGTGCCTGGCATTCGCAGTTTTCCGGTGATGTCGGCATTCCCGGCGTTATCCAGTTGGATCACCGTGTCTGTGTAGGTGCGCAGCCGCAGGCCGTTGGTGGCGTCCCAGGTCATGTTGGCCTTGCTCGCCGCATACTCGCCCAGGGCAATCCCGTAGGTTGCCACGCTATATCCCCAGTTGCCATTCAAATCACCCAAGCGGATTACTTCGGTTTGGGCGTTGTACGTTGCGCCCTGACTGAGTATCTGGATGCGCGGCGTATCGTAGGCGTTTAGCTCGATCCGCCCGGTGCCGTTGTAGCCCAGGTTTACATAAGGCGAGCCGCCTGCCCAATCATTGGCCCCGCTGCCGTCCAGGTTGCGCGTCACATTCCACGAATTGCCGGAATAATTCGTGCCAATCTGCATGTACTCGACCTTGCCAGCTGCTCGGAAGAGAACAAAATCGTTCTGTGCGATGCTGGCCCCGGCCCCAAAATTGATGACGGTATCAGCCGCTACGACATCAAACGGCAGCGCCCCCTCGCCCTTACTGATTAGAAACCATCCACCCAGGAGGGTGATGGTGTTTTGAGCGAATAAGATTGCATCCATCTCACTCAGCCAGCCCTTTCGCCACAGCTTGGTGCTGCTGCCCAGATCGTAGGTGTCGGTGGCCTGTGGCATGATATGGCGTGTGGTCAGGCCTGCCTGAAAGATGTGGTCGTTTGTCCACGTAGGCGCAATCCCCTGGTCGAGTTGGTGAGTATGATCAGAGCGCGCAAACGATGTGGCAGAGCCTTCCGCGCTGGCTGATAAGTTGACGCTGTTTGCCCCAGGCGCTGCGGTGACGTTGGCGTGCCGGTGATCGGAGCGGGCGAAACTCGTCGCTGACCCTTCCGCGGCGCTATCATCCGGCTGGATCGTCCCAGCCGATGCCGCAACAATGGCGTGCTTATGGTCAGACCGTGCCGGGTTTGTACTGCTTCCGGCGTTGGCCGCATCATCTGGCTGGATAGTGGTAATCGTCGGTGTTCCCCAATCAATTGTCCCGCCTGGCACCGGCTTGGTGTAATTGAGTACCCGTGCCGCTTCTGCGTCGCGGGAAAGTCCCTGCCGTCCAAATTTGTCATCTGCCATATCAATCTCTCAGGTCAAAATCAAGTTCTTTGGTGCTCTTGGCATAGCTCAACTGTGCTTCGAGCAAATCCGCTTCGCTGAACAAGGCCGTGCGCAGGCTTACGCCCTTCTCGTCGGCCACCACTTCATCCACCATAAAATCACGCTGGTCTTGCAGCCAGCCGCCGTAGTCGCTGCCACCCACGGTGTAGCTCAGGTCTCGGATTACCCCGCCTGGCTTTACCAGCCACGGCAACACGCTCACCCGGTCTCCGATGCTGGTATACAGGTCAACCTTCCCAATCGTCCCCACCGGCCTTGACCATGGGTAACCATTCTCTTTCAGGTAGGTATCCCGCATGGCGTTGGCCGCTGCCAAGGGCAAGCCATCCCGATACATGCGCTGTTCACGTCGCCCAAACCGGCGTATGCTCTCGGCGTTGGTTCCCACCGTCAACGACTGCACCACATCAGCATCGTCGATGTAGCTTCCGCCCACCGCATTCCACATCGTTGACCACGAGCGCCGCCGTCGGATACCGCCATTGACGTAGTAAGCCACCGCCGTGCTATCCGCCGCATACACCGCCCGCCGCCCCACGTCCATGTAGAAGCGCCAGGGTGCGCCTGTGCCATCGCCCAACTCAGCGATTCTGCAAATCTCATCCCACACGCGTGGGGCATTGGCGTTCGAGCGCAAGACCTGCAGCGTGTTCGTGCTGATGGCCTTCGCCGCCACATACTCGCAATTGGCCCCCAGCACATCGTTGACCCACACGCTGGCGTTGCCGGTTGTATCGTCGCCCGCACTCACATACACCGACCCCAGCGTGTGCACATATCCGTAGACGCCCACGTCCAGATACCACCCGTCCCGGTCTTCCACCGGCGCATCCATATCGGCGATGAAGCCTTCCCAGGTGACACTGCCGCCGCACTTCTCCTCGAAGTGGGCCATGATTTGGGTGTTGAAGAAATCTTCCAGCACACCGCGGTCGTCCCGCAGCTTGAAGCGTCCATCCCAAAAGCCCCCCTTGCGGCGAATGCTGCGCCGCCAACCTTCGGCCTGGTTGGTGATTGTCCCTGCCCACATACCACCATTCAAGACGTTCTCGTAAACATCCAGGGCGTAGTCTTTAGACAGAAGGGGCATGGGTGCGATATCTCCTGTAGTAAGTGGCTTCCACCTTCAGCGTGTCGGCCTTATCCTGCCCGGCGGCCCGTTCCCCGGCCACCACCAGCATACCGCCGCGCCGCAGGTAGCGCCAGGTCTCGCTATTGTGTTGCACCGAGCCAAACAGTGTGGCCAGCGTCGCCCCGGTTTTGGAATAATTGACCGCTGCCCGCTCATCGTCCTCGAACTGGTAGAAGTTAGTGCCAAACACCCAACTGCTGCCCAGGTAGCCGACATACGCATCATCGGCAAACCCATGCGCCATGAGCGGGATCATCACCAGGCAGTCCAGCGAGAGCGTCACCTGGCTGGTCATGTGCTGGCCCCAGATATACAGCCCCGCCGAGTTGCGCCCGGAGCCGAAATCATAGGCGGCTGCCCGCAACGAACCGGGCCTGAAGCTGGCTTCTCCCATCTCGATAAACTGATAAGCCGTATTGTTGATGTAGCGGTCGCCGAGCGATACTTCTCCGCCCAGCTGCCCGTAGCGGATTTGCAACCGTACCGTTTCTGCTGCGCTCAGCTTGCAGCGCAACAAAATCAGGTAGCGCCCATAGTAGCCTGCTGGGAAGTTGGTAAACCACCCGCTCAGCTCCTCCCCGCAAATATTCTGAAAGGTGGCACTCGTCAGCCACTGGATTTTCGAACTGCCCGAAGCCGAACTGTCACTCTGCACCGTGGGCAGGGGAGAGCAAGAAGGATTGATGTAAGCGTCCTCCACTTCCTGCAACGGGCTATAACTTCCGCCAACCGAAATGGCAGGGTGCAGGTTGACCATTCCCCACCACATCTTGGTCATGCCATTGGCCATCGTCGCCCCGCTCGAATCGCCAAACGCCGTGAAGCGTTCGAAGCGGGCGTCTTCGTCCCCGGCGATGGCGGCCAGGGCCACACTACCGCCCAGGGCGTTCAGCGTTTGCGCCGCCAGGGTTTGGACGCTGGCATCTTCCCAGGTGGCCGAACGGGTGATCGAGAAGGTATACAAGCCTGCGCCGACGGCCAGGGTTGGATTGCTCATCCCACTCGGCATCGAGACGACGGTGATGTCGTACACCAGCGCTCGCTTGGGGTTCTCGTTTTCGCCATACAGGTGAACCCAGACCGAGTCCGGGTTTTGTGGCTCGCTATGCCATTCTCTTGCCATGCGGCCCAGTTCGTTGAGCATATTGACCGCATCAATGACGTCTGCCGCGTTCGACGCTTCCCCGAAAAGCGTCATCGTCTCGATCACCTTGTTATCCTTCAACCCCTGGATGCGCCAGCCGGAATCGCTGATCATCAGGTCGCCGGTGGTGAAGTCGTAGGTAACATCTGCGTATTGATTGATGATTTTGTGTGTCAGTGCCATATTTACGGCCCCATGTTCGAGTTCTCACGGCGTGCCTGATCAGCCAGTGCTGCATTCGTCGCCGCCGCGCCCTCGTTGTAGTTGTAGTTTTGGGTGTTGTAGACGTTGGTAGTGTTCGTGCCATACTGCTCGTCGGGTGCAGACGTGCCATTTCCAGAAGAATTTCCGCCGCCCGTCCTTGTTCCCGACGAACCACCACCACCGCCGCCGCCACCTGTCGTGGTTGTGTTTCCTGGGACAGTGTAAGAACCGCTGGTCGTGAAGACAATCTTGATATTGATCGGGTTCTTTGCCAGGTCATACAATTTCTGAATAGATGCAGCAAATTGCTCTTCTTCGGTCTGAGCCTTGATGAAGGCTTCGCTGACATCGTTCGACCACATATCTTGCATGACCATCGCCGCATCCTGGCCAGGTTTCAGGCTTCCAGGTATCTGGCCGAACTTCTCGATCAGCTTTCCAAAATCCACTGAGCCATCCTTGGCATCTTCGTTCAAGTACTTAAGCGCTTCGTCAGCGTTCTGGGCTGGGATAATGCCAGTGAGCATAGCCTGCGTCAGCAAGGGCATGGATGCCGCCAACGCCCGGCTCTTCTCGTCGGTGATACCGAAGGAGTCGCTGATATCCAGGATGGCCTGGTTGATGGTGTTCTGGGTGGCTGCGTCATCCGTTTCTTTCAGGGCCGCCGTCAGGTCGCTGATCATCGTCTTGGCGATCTCCGCCTGGCTGGCTCCCTTCAGGCTTTCGGCCAGGCCCCAATAAGCTGCCGCCGACTCTCCCGCCGCCTGCGCCGACGCCGCCTGGGCTGCCGCCATATCGGTGGCCGCGGTGACGGATTGGCGCTGGGCATCGGTAAACGTCAGCGTGCCGTTGGTGGCGTTGACGAGGACTTCGGAGTAGCGCTCGTAGCCGAGGATGCCATAGGCGTAGGCTTCGGTGGCCAGGGTCACTTCGTCTTTGAGCTGGCTCGTGGTGTCTAGCGCGTAAAGCGAGCTATCGGTCAGGATGGTTTGTGCATCGCTGGCATCGGTGATGTTGGCGGGCAGTTCCTTGTATAGGTCAGAGACAAGCCGCAAAACTTGTTCTGCTTCGATACCTGTGGCTGTGTTCGCCTGCTGGGTAATGGTGGCCTGGTTCATCGAAGCCATGTACGACTCGAAGGAGGCAATCTGGTAGGTATATGTCCGGCGGCTGGCTTCGGCTGCCGCGTTCACCTTTGCTTGTGCTGCTGCAGCGTCGTAGGCTTCGCGGGTCATCAGGCCATATTGACCGGCCACATCCTCGGCGGCATCTCCGGTCAGGATCATCCCTTCGACCGCTGCCTGATCTACACCCGTCAATTCTCCAGCTGCAGCCAGGTAATCCAGCATCCCGGCTGTATATTCTTCGTAGCTTGCCCCGGTATTCTGCAATGCCGAAGAGACCAAGTCCAATGACGGTGCGGTTTCACCACCGAAGACACGGGAAACGATTACCCCTGCTGCGCCAGCCTCGTCCATGATCTGTTTGGTTTCGGCCATCTTGGCGTTGACCGCTTCCGTCACCTGCGCCGCCGATGCACCGCTGTCGACCATCTCGTTGATAAAGCTGCTCCAGCTGGCTTCGACCTGCTGGTTTCCCTGATCAACCTGGCCCTGCACTTTTCGCCACTCCACCCAAGCAGCGCTGACCGCTGCTACCGCAGCCGCAACGGGCAGGAGTGCTCCGGTCAGGCCGATAGCGCCCTGCTGGGCCACGGCGAAGAAGCCCACGCCGTTTTGTAATTGCTGCATCACTTGCAGCAGTTTGACGCCGCCCGTCATCATCGAGCCGAATGCGCCAACCACCTGCGGCCCCACCAGCATCGTGCCCCCGAAGGCCAAAAGCGCCGTCTGCACTGGGCCGGGAATGCCCTGCCAGAAATCAATCAGCTCTCGGCCCGATGTCACGATCTGGCCCACCATGTCGCCAACCGCCTGCCCGGTCTCGCGCACCTGTGCTCTGAACTCTGGGTCTGCCAGGGCAGTCGCTAATTCTTCAGCCAATGGCTGTAGCTCTTGAAGCGTTCCGGCAAAGAACTCACGCAGATTGACTTCTTTTAGGTCTTCGAAGGTGGAAATCAACCCGGCCCAGCTGGTGGATTGTCTCTCCGCTTCCCCGCCAAAATCCAGGTTGATCATGTCAATCAAGGCCGGGATCAGTTCTTTGGCCTTGATGGCCCCGTCGCTGATCGCCCCGGCCACGTCTTCGATTGGGATCTTCATCGCCCGCGAGACGTCGGCCACCGAAAGGCCCGCATTCGTCAGCTGGCGCATCTCTTCGCCGGTCAGCTTACCCTTCGCCCACACCTGGCCCAGCGCCAGGCCCATCATGTTCAGGTCCTTCTCACCCCGCCCGGTCGCCGCCGACAAATCCACCAGGCTTTGCGTCATCTCCAAAGCCAAGTCCGATGCCATGCCGTATCCCATCGCCGTCTGCATGGTGGCTGCGATGGTCTCCTGGCGGAACGGAGACTTGATTCCGATCTGCTCGATGGTCGCCAGGAGCTGCTGCCCCTGGTCTTTGGTCGCTTCCATTGCGTCGGCCATCGTCGTCGCCCCGCCGCTAACCAGCAGCTCACGCGCAGACAGGGCATTCAGCGACATCCCCAGGCGTTCGTAGCTGGCGTAGGCTTCCAGCCCTTCAGCCGCCAGCGAAGCCACCCCCTGCACGGCCTTCGCCATCAAGACGCCCGAAAACACGCCCAGGGCATTCTCGCCAATGGACTGCGTGCCTTTCAGCGCCTTGTTGACATCTCCCAGGCCCTGTTCGGCTTCTTTGGTGTCTGCACCAACCAGCACCAGAAGTTTTGCCAGCGTAATGGACATATCTTTGTCCTTTTACCAAAACGGGCAGGCGATACACTCACCCGCCCGTTTTCACTTATCGTCTTCGTCTAATCGGTGGCCGCACCCGTAGGTGCTGTGCTCTTTGTGCATCATTCTCGCGCCGCACGTTCTCAGCACCCACTTCGGCATTTTGGGCTGTCAAAATCATCTGCGTCCAGGCAGATGATTTCTCGGCCAGCTCCCACGGCGCTACGCCAGCGAGCCGCGCCGCCCGGATGACTGGGTACCAGTCCGGGCATTCCCCGACTTCCCCTTCCGATGCGAGCCACCGCCTGAGTTTTTTAGGTCTTCCTTATCCTGGCGCAAGTCCACGATGATGGCATCCCTGATCTTGAACAACACTTTGTCGGGGATGATGCTCATGCCTTCGTAGGTGGTTGGGATGGTTTCGCCTTCGTCGTTGACGATGTCCCAATCCGTCAGCATGCCCGAAAGCAGGGTGGCCACGCCTGGCCCAAGCCCCAATCGGGCCGACAGGTTTGCAGAATTGCTCTCCAGCACCGGCGTCAACCCGCTGGGGCGGTAGGTGATCATCACCGTCATATCTTCGCCCGTTTCCTGGTCTTTGCCAACTACCACCGGAATGGTGCGTTCATCCAAAACAAGGTTACTCAGCAAAATAGACATATCGCTCCTTCGTCAACACTACAGATTACAGGCTCGTCACATCGGTGACGACGGTCAGCTCGGTGGCCTTGCCCCAGGTGGCATCATGCACACCGGTGAACGACCACTCCAAGGCAAAAACGCCGTCTTCGTCGCTGAATTCAGATGGCGCTTCCGCTTTGGCAGCGAAGTCGATGCCCAGCTCGTATGGAGCCGAGCTGATGGTGTCGCCGATGGCTTCGATGCGGAAAAACTTGGTTTGCCCGGCCCGCAGGGTCGTCAGCGGGGTCATGCCTTCGTCGTCCGCTTCCACCTTCAGCTTGAGACCCAGCGTTGGTTCGGTAGGGACGGTAGCGGCAAAAGATGTCACGTTGCGGTTGAGTGCCCACAGCGCCGCGTACATATCGGCCAGAGAAAACGACGCAGAGAGTACGCGCGTCATGGCATTGGCTACGTCAAGGCCCGCCTGCGTGTCAGCCATGTAAACGCAGATGTGGGTCGGTAGCACTGGTTTCGGTGCGATCTCGGTCGGAGCTGCGCCGACCTGGCTCGAAGCAAGGGCAATGCTTCCCGATGCGGTCAGGCTGGTGAATACACCGGTCAAGGTGATAGCCTGCTGGCCGAGGTCGGCCACGAATTCGATGGTGTAGACGGCATTCGCCTGGGCCAGCGTGGAAGTGCCCGTGGTGCGGGTGACGATGACATTGCCAGCCCCAATGGTGCTCAAGGCCTCGAGCGCCGTTTGAACAGCCGCCGCTGTGGCGTTGTATTGAATGCCAGATGTCGTCTGCCCGCCCATCGTCAGCGTGAACGTACCAGACGTGGGAGGGGTGGCGTTGGCCGTCAGGGTGTATTTGGCATCCGTCGAAACATGGATGTCGTCTTCAAGCGCCTTGCTGATCGCTGTGCCGTCCAGCGTGCATTCATCCCGGCTGAAGTTCAGCGTCAGCGCCGTCACCAGGAAATTGGTCACGCGGTGCGCCCGATATATGTCACCCTGCTCGAGGGTAAACGTCTTGTGGGCGTCTTCTTTCTTGGTGGTGGGGGAGAAAGTCCATGTTTTTTCCGTACCACCGCCTGTCGGCGTTACGGTCTTGATTAGAGAACTGAGCAGATACACCATCTCGTTATAGGTGACCGGCCCGCTCAGTTTGTGCTCCACCCATTCTTTGTTAGGGACAACAATCGTGGGGAAGCGATACCCAGAAGGGCGATACTTTTTCACGTCGAACTTCATCCCCATGCTGATCATCAGGGATGAAAGCTGTTTTGTCGCCAGCACAGCTGTACCGGGGACAGTTTCGACGCCGATTTGTGCATTCTGGAAAATCGAAGCACGTTCTGTCATAATTACCTCCACGCCCTATGAAGTGGGCGAAGCATAAAAGTCAAATAGGCCGCCAAGATGGCGGTAGGAAATGCCATCGAAGAGTTCAGGGTAGGCCACCTGCTCGCGCAGCACGCCGCCAATGGCCCCGAAGTTGCCCTGCAAAAGTGCCAGCACTCGCTCTGCGGCCGCTTCGAGAGACGACAGCGAACGAGTTTGTCCAGATACGACGATAAGGTAGCTGGGCCTGGCCAGGATCACCACACCGCCTACGCCGTTGGTCACCGGTGCGCTGCTCAGCTTGTAGACCACGTAGGGCATCGCAGCACCCTTTGGAGCATCCATCGAGTACACGCGGTCGCCTACGATAGCCGCCAGTGCGCCGTCTGCGGTCAACCGGTCATGGATCAGGTTCTCAACGTCGATCAGCTCCATCGTTATAGTCCTGCTAGAAGGCGATTTACTTCGGCTTCGAAGCCGGGTATCTCGTCATCCGCTGCCGGCTGCATGAAAGGCCTGGCTTCAGTTCTCGCTCCGCCAAACTCCAGCACTTCAGCGTATTCGGCGTTGGTGAAGACCGCCGCACTTACGCCATCGGGCATGCGTTCCACCTGGATTGAGTTGGAAAGGTGGCTGGTATCTACTGCCGGCATCTCGCCCGGGGCGCTGGCCCGGTGGGCGATTCCACGCCGCAGATACACCCGTCCGGTCTTGGCATCAGCCATGCCGGTGCGAATGCGGCCCTGGATGCGCAGCGCCGTCTTCATCGTCAAATCACTCGCTCGCTGGCGGACGGTATCCGTCAGCAAGGGGATGCGGTTCTCAACGATTTTGACGACTGGCGTGATCATGAAAGCGACTCCCAGCACTGCACTCGCAGTAGAATGCTCAGCGTGCGGTCGGGGACGGAGATCACCGGGTAGCGTTTCAACCCGACGACGATTGTGTCCTGCGGGGAAACGAGTGCACCGGGTTCGAGGACGATGTATACATAGCGCCTGGGCGATTGCCCGCCGGCGACGACGGGGATACTGTCGGCATTGCGACCGCTCTGCTCCACCCGGCACAGATACGGCCCGTAGAGAACGGTGGAGCCGTTCACCTGGCCGCCAGCGCCGTCGCTGACAAGTGGCGTGTGCGAAACGTAGCACGCCGTGGTCAAACTCTCCACGGCGTCGGTCTGCAAGTCGGCCAGTTCGGCTTCTTCGATCACAGGTCGTCCTCGTCAAGCAGATAGCTGGCCTGGTAGGGTTCTTGGTAGACCGCCTGCACCGTGGTCACTTCGTAGCCCGGGTAGGCTTCGCTGCCAGCAGCGAGCGCCGCCTCGTTGGCTTCTGCTCGTGCTTTCTCGGCGTTTTCCTGGGCCATCGTGTGCATCTGGCTGCGCTTGAAGCTGCCTGAGTCGCCGGTCGAGAAGTCATACTTCCCGCTGGTCAACTCTGCCGCCGTCTTCCAGGCGTGATATCGAGCCACAGCCCGCAGGTGGCGGATGTTTTCGGACCCGCTGATCGTGCTGATATCGTCCACGCCCAGTTCGAGCAGGATGTCGTTGACCACTTCGCCGGCATGCGCGGCGTCCGTCCATCCGATATACGCGGCCATTTGGCCCAGCACGTTCAGCACGTACTGGCCGAGGGTGATCTCGGTGTAGCTACTTGGAGCCGCCACGCTTCACCTTCGTTTTTGCTTCAGTACCGTCGGAAATGGCGGTGTTGGCCACACCATCGCCGGTTTCGGCGATAGGTGCCGGCGATATTGCAGAAAGCTCCAGAGTGATGTTGCCTTCCTGGGTTTCGATTACGAATGGGGGGATCGGCTCAATCTCGACTGGCTGAGCCAACTTATCGGCAGCCGCTTTCACCAGGTTGGCGCAGGCTTCCAGCACCAGCATCGGCCTGACCTGTACATTGTTTTCGTCTGGGGTCAGGTCTTTGACCAGGTCTTCTGGTAGGTCGAGTGCCTGGGCCAGCCGTCGGGCGTCCTCGGTCAGACGCTCAGCGGCCAGAGCAGTGCGTTCGGCTAGAATTCGTGGGTGCATGTAAGCTCCTAAAAGAGCGGGGGCAGCCAGGCTGCCCCCGCTATCAAAACAGGCTTAGGGCATCGGGCTGGTGAAGTTGGTGGGGATGGCATAGCTGCCATTGCCCACGCGCTGCACGACCACGCCCACCCGGTTCCATGCGCCGAACCCGGCGAAGCGAAGGTACTGCGCTTCCATGAAGGGATGGTCATTGCGTTCGGCCACCCGTTTGAAGCCCTGTAAGCTGGCTTCGGGGTGCTCGCGCATCCCCAAAGCTCGCTCGCCCTGGGTGGCGACTTCGATCAGGTAATCCGTCGGCAGGGTCGGCCAGTGAACCATCCATGTATCGTTGAGATACCCAAAGAGCTTGCCCGGAACGCTGGCCGGCAGGTCGCCTACCAGCACGTCGGTGCTTGAACCCGGTTGAACGGGGTCGTTCGGTCGGCGTGCTACCACAAACCCGCTGACGCCTTCGACGGCAGCCTTATTGGATGTCGGCACGAAGCATACCGCTTCCCCGCCGTTCTCAGGGTGCTCCATGAGTTCCTGATACATGGTCGGGAATGGGTTGTGGGCAGTGGCGATAGCATCAGACTGCGCCAGGAAGTGGGTATCGGTCGCACCCGCATCTGCACCACCTTGCACCAGATAGGTGTCGGTGTTGCCGTTGGCCGGGCCTTTGATGGTCAGGCTGCCCACATCGTCATCATCGTCGGTATACGTCCAACTGACGTTGGTGAACAAGCCCGCCAGTACGTGGTCACGCATCCAACGCGTGTCGCCATCGATGAGGGTGGCAGTGATGTTGTTGGCATCTTCCACCGTCATCTTCTCGCGGGCCACGAAATTCGCACCCCAGGCGTTACCGCTGCCTTGCAGGGGGAACGCCACGTCATAATGACCCGCTACACGAATCGGGCGAGCGCGGCCATTTTCATCGAGGGGTTGATTACGAACCGCAACAGGGGTTTTGAAACGGACTGTTGGCGATTGGTTGAAGCGCGGATTTTTGGCGACGAATAACGACATCACTGCCGCAACCTGCCGGTTGTGCTCATCCACGCTCTGCTGAATAGCAGTGTTGATCAGGTCAATGTTGACAGAGCTTACGCGCTGGTCGAACATACCCTGAAGGTTCAGAAATCCCATAAGAACTTGGTTAGCCATGATGTGCCTCCTACAGCGCCTTCAGGATGATGGAGATGCTCCCCACCAAGCCGGTCAATGTGCCGCCCAGGTTCAGGCCGATTTTGTCACCGGCGGCCAACAGCAGGTCGGCAGCGGTGGCCGAAAGCGCCGGGCTTTGGGTGGTGTTGATGGTGGTTTCCAGGCCGATGTCGGCGGCGGTCAATTCCTTCACGGTCGTGCCAGCTGCAGCACCGGGGGCGTCGGTTCCGGCAGCGGTCACCTTGCGAGGGCGTACCACTGCGCCGGACCCGCCAACAACGCTATGGATTTCACGGACGCCGGTCACCTGGTAAGGGCGGTCGGCTACGAACATCCACTTATCCACGCTGGCTGCCAGTAATTCACTGGTGACAACCAATACCTGCGATTGCTCGCCTTCGTTGTAATCCACGCGCAGCAGTTTATCTGCCGCCGTTCCCAGGGTGGTGGCAAAGGCTGGGATAACCTTGGCGATTTTCCGCTCGACGGTGCCTGCGGCGTCCGCCGGCATTCCATCGGTATCCGACAAATATACATCGGCGTCGTAGGCCAGGCCCGATAAATCGTACCCATCTACCACACCCTTACGAACCGCCGTCACCGGCTGCCCGGCGGCCACGGTCTTGAGTGCCATGCCATACGCCCGCTTTTCTGCGGCCGTGGTGCCATTGGCTTTGGTGAACTTGCCTGTGCTGGTGTCGATCCGAACAGACTGGCCCGCCACAATCGCTTCCACAGCGGGCAGGGTCATCTGCTCCAGACTTTCAACCAGATACAGGCGGTTTGCAGTGACTAACGCTAAATCAGTCATGGAATACTCCTGTTACTAAAAATTACTCTTTGTCCGCGCCAGCTGCGCTTGCCGGGCCTGGTTCATCTGTTCAGATGTGATCTGGCCTGGGTTTCCCGCAGTGGGCGTGGGTGGGATGTGGGCGCTGCCAGCGTTCGCAATGCTCACGTTTTGGCTGAGCGCTTCACGGTTTTTGGCGATGTATTCGAGCTGATCCACCGGGTCGAGCTTATCCAGCAGCACGGTCACGTGTGCTGGCAGTCCAGAGCGCTGCGTCGCCAGGTAGGCGTTGAGTGCCTTCTCGTAACGCTCAGCTTTGGTCTGTAATCCGGGGATGGTTTCGAGCTGCGCCGAAAGTTCTTTGAGCTTGCTCTCGCGTGTTTCGGCCAACTTCTGCCACTCGCCGTTTTTGACGGCAGCATCGGCTTCGGCCTTCTCGCGGGCTTCTGCGGCCAGTTTATCGGCCTTCTTCTGTGCACGCTCCAAGCGCTCTTTCAGAGCATCCTCGATGTATCTCTCCAGCTTCTCTTCGCTCTCAAACGTCAGCGGCTTGGCGGTCGCCGCCGGTGACGCCGGCGCGGTAGCTTGTGGCCCAGTTGCTCCGCCGTTCGACCCACCTGGCTCAGCCGGCGGCGTTGTATCCGGTGTCTGAACGGGTGATGTCCCGGTGGCGTTGTCCGTGCTGGGTGCGAACCACAATCCTGATTTGGGCTTGAACAACATCGTCTATTTTCCTTTCCGAGATTGCCGCTCCCGGGGGCGTAATGGGCACAAAAAAAGCGGGGTCGCTCACAGAATAAACTGTGAGCGACCCCGCTGGATACCCAGTGCTCTAGGGTCGAATGCCTACGCATAGTAGGCTTAAATTGATTATAGCAGATTATTTATTCTAGTAAATCGGCAAGCGGCGTGGGCACCAGGCTATTGCCCCACGTCTCATCCTCGTGCAGTTTGACAATCTGCTCCAGGTCGAATTTGCCATCCTTCCATGCGGAGAATTTCCCCGCACCCATCAGTTGGCGTTGTACGTTATCGCCCTGTTTCAAAAACCACGTCTTGCCGGTCTCGTATTTAATCTCTGGCATCCCAATCACTACCGGGATCGGCGTGCATCTTCCTTGCGGATGCTCTTCGAAGGGAACGTCCAGCGGGTAGAACCGCCCATCGGCAATCAGGCAAGCGATGCACGTGCGCAGGCTTTTCGCTGCTACCCGCCGATATCCGGCCACTACGCCGCTCTCCTTGTATTGCCCCAGGCTCGCCATGCGGTATGGCCTGATCTGCTCGGTGCGGGCAATTAACAAGCTGCGGTCAAAAGACATCCCGAAGGCATCCCGCATCCTGCGGGCGTTGGCGATTGGGTTGATCCCCATCGCCACGCCCGTGATGAGCTGCTGCGTGATCGCCGCTGCCGTCTCCCCGTAACCGTCCTGCAAGAGCTTATACAGCGGCGTGCCATCGCCGGCGAAGCCGGCAGCGTACTCCACCGCCGCCATTGAAATCCGATAGCCAGGCGTCGCCCCAGCAGCAGCCAGCAAAGCGTTACCGTCCTCGATGCCTTGGGTCAGGTTCATTCCTTGCTCAGCCGTCATCGTCGTGGCCGCATACTGGTTGTAGCGGGCCAGTTCGCTTTGCACCTGGGCCAACATGGCCTGGTAGCGTTCCATCTTCGCCAGCTTCGCCTCGCTCAGCGGGCCGCTCGTCTGGGCTTCGAAGGCCAGCGCTGTAAACGCCAGGTCGAGAACCCGCTCCACCTGCAGCCAGCGCGTCGCCATCTCCTGCATCTGGACGGCCTCGCGGCGCAGGAGGGCGTCTCGAAACTGTTGAGCCATGCTTACCACCAGGGGGTCAGGCATGGTTTTCGGCCTCGTCTACGATGCCGTTTCCTACCGTGCTGTTTACGTCTCGTGCAGCGTTACCCGCCGCAGGGTTCCCTGTTGCGGGGTCATCCAAAGATTGTCCGCCGGCGTCGAAGTTGCGCTGCGCATTCAGCAGCGCCTGGCCAAGGCTTGCCGCATTCGCTTTCTTTTCCTTTGCCTTATCTTTCTCCATCTCTTTGATATCGGCTTCGCTCCAGCCACGCTTGCGCAATGACGTCACCAGCGGGATGCCGGCGTCCACGTCCGCCTTGACCACTTCGGCCACGTCAATATCTGAAAGCGGGAACACATCCCGATTGGCAAAGCGGTGATCGAAGTCGCCATTCTCGTATTTGCCAATGTTGGCCGGGAACAGGCCAGCATTGACGCCGATGGTCAGCATCATCTGATCGGCCCGAATCAGCGCCGTCTCCATGTTGCCGCGTGCTTCCAGCACCTTATCATTGGCCGCCGAAAGCAGCGTGCGCAGCGCCCGCCCAGATATGTCACCGCTGCCTATCTCCTTCAGGCGGTAGTAGAGCAGCTCGGGCTGGTCGGTCTCCAGCTCACCGAGCTGGGCATCGATGGCCTTCAGGTGGGCTTCGTAGTTGATCGGCGGCACCATGCTATCGAGCTTGCTCATGCCAGGCATCAGCAGGATATCATCGTCGCCCAGCGCCAACTTCCCGGCGCTATCGCCAATTTTAGGAGCTGGCAATGGTCGTCCCTGGGCGTCCTTATCGTTGGCCGATGCCACCAAGGTGGCTTTGTTGTAGCGGAAGATAAGCTGGTGCAGCCGGGTCGCCTGGCGGTTCACTTCGTCGATCTTGTCGAGTGAATGCACGAAGGCCCCAACGCCGCGCTTGTCTCCCACGTCCTGGAACATCGCATGCACAAACGGCACGAAATCAATGCCGAACTCGGCGATCTCCCGCGACACCGCCGGAGTGCCGAGCTGGTCAACGCTGGCCGACGCCCCTTGCTCGTTCTTCCAGGTTCGGTAAGTTCCCGCCGCTTTATCCCACACTTCGGTATGGGTATAAACAACGGTCTGACCAGCTTCATCGCGTTCCGACATCGGAATGTCGATGCGAATATAGTTGATAAAGCCGCGCTCGTCTTCGTCGAAGTCGGTCACGTATTCAGGCTTGATTTGCTGCTGGTACACCCGATCTACCACACCATTGGAATCGCTATGCGTTGGCACTTTGACGAACCAATCCCCGAACATCGAGAACCACCTGGCCGCCAATTGCTTCTTGGCCCCGAAGTTCGACCATGTCCAGCCCTGCTGGATGGGTTCGACAATCTCCGGGTTATCGGTCAGGATGGGCAGCGCATCGGGTAGTGTGCCCGGCCAGATTTTGGACGGGTAAAACTCGACAATCCGATGGGCCGGGTTGCGCAGCCCCTTCATGCCGGGCGTCCAGATGGCCTGTGCATACAGCTCTTGCTGGATGGCGTCATACAGGCCGTTGTTGTTGTAGTACATTTCCAGCATCATGTACATTGCCGCCGGCGTGGGCTGGTAGGCCGACTGGCGGGCCAGTTCGGCAGCAATCCAGGTTGTGTTTGCGTTCTGTGTCCACAGGTTCATTCGTCGGACTCCTTGCGCAATCCTGCGCAAATGCTACGGCTCACGCGCTGAACGAAGCGTTCCACCGTCTCGTGATAAAGCGTGTCATACCGATCCCGAACATCGGCAGGCAGCTCGCCAATGATGCCGGCCACCAGGTGATCGATCTCCTCGTGCGGGATGTGCAGCACCTCATGGTAGACAGAATCTCTGGCGACATCGTTGTCTTCCAGGTCTTCGTGCAGCTCGATGGTAGCGTTCAGGTAGGTGGCATCTACGGTCACGCTTCCGTTGCACTCATCGGTGCCCAGTGGCTTATCGGTCAGCTTGGCCGTGATGTGCCACTCGGCACCGCCTACGCCAAATAAAGAGCGGGCATCTTGTATGTGTTTGAGCATCCAATCAGAAACTTGGCGCATACCCAATTCCTTCCAGACAATCTGGTAAACCATACCGACGTCGCTCTCGCATAACTGAGTCGGCGACCTTTTGAGCAGCTTCTTTGGGCGTGTTCGCTTGGCAGGTCATGTCATATAGGTAATCGTCGTCCAAATCCCAGGAATTCTCCCCTTTTCCTGCGTGGGTTGGGATTGGGTTGGATGGCGTAATCTTGGCCCGCAGCATGCGCATTGGCCACGGCCAGCGAGGTCGTTTCCACTTTGACTCCACGATACGTACTGTGGCAGCATACGACGCTTCTGGAAGCGGAATCATCTCCGTTGTTGTCAGAAGCTCTTTCTCGCTGTATTTCTGGTGGCCCAGGATGATATCAGCCGGATTGAACGAGAATTTCCACCACCACGGATCTGTCTTATTCCACTCATCGGGGTTTTCCCACAACGAAATGAACACATAACCGTCATTGATAGAAATACCGATCTGGCGTTCGACCGGAGCGTTCCACATCTCGCCCGGGTGTGCGTAGTTTTTGCGGTATACCTTCGGGAAGTATTTACGCGGAACAAAGCCTTCGAAGGCAATGTGGTAAAAACCGATAAACGGGAATGATAGAGATAAAGAGATTTTGTTATCTCCATCTCCGCCGCCAATATTAATGTGGGCCAACGGCCAACCTTTACCAACATTCCATTCAATCGTGACGCACTTCTCGGCGATGTGCAACCATGCCCGGCCATTTTTCCACAATGGCTGCTTTGGCTTCTTTTCGCTCAAGTTCTGCCAACTGAACCAGATATTTTCAGAAAGATGACGCATATCTACCTCGTCGCCTTGATCGGGATGATGAAATCGAGTGTGCTGGTCGCCGTGGTAAACGTGCAATGCAGCTCGTATTTGTGGTTCAGCGTCAGGCTATGCACCGCCGGCGTGGTAATTTCGCTGCCCACCGCCGTACCGGCCCCAGCCAGAATAGCCTGGCTAACGTTGACCGGGTCGCCTGTGGTGATGTCATACGCCGTAAACGTCGCAGTGACAGGCGTTCCCCAGGTCGCCGGGACGGTGCAGGTATAGACCACGCGTTCTAATACGCCTTGATCCAGTTCGCCTTGCGTAATCGCCCGTTGATTTATCATCGTTCCTCCAGTGTGAATGCCAGGCGTCGGCCCGGCAGATCGACATCCAGGTTGCGCTCGTCGAGTGTCTCAGCCAGGTTGCGAGCGTAAAAGGTGGCGGCCAGGTTGCGCTCTTCGAGCGTCACGGCCAGGTCACGAGCGTACAGCGTGACGATGACCGTTATCTCAAACGTAACCGTTTCGAGCGTCGTGGCACAGTCCGCATCATCAATCGCCAGGGTGGTGGTGGTGCCCAGGAGCGTGACATTATCCAGGGTGGATGCGCTCGCCATATCCTGGGTCACAAGCCGGTGCTGCTGAGCGAGCGTCACTGTGTCCAGGGATGTTGCAGATACCAGTTCGTCTACGTCAAGATGGCCTGCGACCGCCAGGGTAACATTGTCCAGGGATGCGCCACTTACGGCATCGCTAATTGCCAACGTGTGATGCTGAGTTAGCGAGACCGGCTCCAGGGCCGTGGCAGCCGTCAGATCATCCACCACAAGCTGCCCTGCAATCACCAGGGTGACATTATCCAGGGCCGTGCCGCAAGTCGCATCTCCGACCGCCAACACGTGGTGCTGGGCCAGGGATACGCCATCCAACGCTGATGGACATTCCGCATCTGCTACGGTCAGATGGTGGTGCTGCGTCAGATCGGCATTATCCAACGCCGTCGCGCTGGTTTCGTCTGCGACGGCCAGCACATGGTGTTGGGCCAGCGTTACGCCATCGAGGGCACTGGCGCTGCCCGCATCCTGGGCAGCTAATTGGTGATGCTGGGTAAGGCTGACCTGATCCAGGGTCGTGCTGCTACTGGCATCCTGAATAGCAATCTGATGATGCTGGGTCAGCGCCGCATTATCCAACGTGCTGGCGCTGGCTGCGTCGTTGATCGCCAATCGGTGGTGCTGGGTCAGGGCGGCATTATCGAGCGCCGTCCCGCTGGCAGCATCACCAATCGTCAGCACGTGGTGTTGGGTCAAAGCAACACCATCGAGGGCTGCACCACTGGCCGCATCCGCCACAGCCAGATGGTGGTGCTGTGTCAGTGCAGCATTGTCCAGAGCCGATGCACTTGCGCCGTCGGCGATAGCCAGGGCATGGTGTTGGGTCAGCGCGGCATTATCGAGCGTGCTGGCGCTGGCTGCATCCTGGACAACCAATGTCGCCACGGCCACAAGTACAATCGGGTCAGGGCTTCCCCAACTAACTGGTGGCGGGTCTTCGTCGGTCAGCGTGCCGCCTGCCGACCAGTTTCGACCTAAACCACTGTAATCCAGCAGGCGTTCACTTGCGCCGGGAAATGTTGGATAAAAACCGTTGATGCCATCCGTGCGCACCAGCCGCTTAATAACCATTTCCTGCTGTATCTCAGCCTGGGTCAGTGCAACACCAGACCAGATTTTTACATCGTCAACTCGACCGTTGAGATATTGACTGACAGAGTTTGACCCCATGACGATGTAAGCCGGCGTAAAAGACACCGATTCCGTTCTGCCGATGTCAAGATTGCCGTCTACATACACCGACACACTTGATCCGCTCTTTACAAGGGCGATGTGATACCAGGTGCCGGTTGACAGGTTAGTTCCAGTAGTTTCCGACACCGTCGAACTGACAACTCGTAATGTGGTTCCATCCGACGCTGTTCCGAGCGTGAAATACCCTCCTGCGCCATCCAGGAACAACCACATATCGCTGGCGGCGTTCTGGTCTACGGCAATATAGACCCAGGCCATCCAGGTATGTGTTGTGAGCGATGGCAGGCTGGTAGTCCTGTATATATAGTCGGCTAGAGCGTCAAACCGAATTGCCATTTATACAGCGTCTCTCCACTCGACCTTGTAAACGTAGCAGTCGCCGGTGGCTGTGTCGTTCGTGCCGTCAGTTGCATCTCGTTTGAGCGAGAAACGAACGTGGTCTCCAGCCGCCATGCCATCCACGTTGGTAAGCGTGCATGTGAATGACGACTCGTACCCGGCTGTGCCTGGCACAGTCGGGGCTGTGATTCCATTCGCCGTATCGAACGATTCGGCCGCGTCCAGGTCGAGCGCATCACCAGGCGTCACCGATTCCACGGCGACTTCGAAGTCAATTTTTCCACTGGTAGCGCTTGCCATAAAATAGTGCACGATCATATTTTGAGTGCCGTTTAGCCCTTGCGGGGCAACGGTCTCAAAATAGCACGTCTCCGCCGTGCCAGCGTCGAAGGCAAGCACAGGACGGCGATTGACCAGCAGCAACTGCGGAAAGTTAGCCGCCGGGAAAACAGCAGCCAATGCGGAAAATACAGCGCGTGTATTGGCCATCAGTCCACCTCCCCGAACACTCGTTTGAGCAATTCGACGTTGAAGCGCATCAACACCACAGCGACCAATAGCAGAGACTTTTGTGACGTGCTGGCGTTGGCGCGAAACGTGGCCGGCAGCGCCGTGTTGAAGCTAGCCGCATTGGCATCTACCCAGTCATCGGCAGCGTTCACGGCAGCTTGCAGATCGGACTTCGTGACGGTAGTCACGGTCTCCCGTAACTCAGACCAAAAGCGCATCAGACCGCGCCAGATTTGCACGCGTGATGCAGTCGGTAATGCGGCCATATCAGCCTCCTGTTAGGTTGGGTCTGCGATCTCGAAATCGAAGGCCGGGAAATCCACCGTATTGCCAGCCGTCAGCACCTGGCTGGTGCAGGTGGTCACGGCCAGCAGGCGCGTACCATCGACCAGCGCAATGTAGGTGGCCGTGCCGTTGGCATCCACGGTCACACCGCTCTTGGCCGCCGTTCGTACCTTGCGCCCGCTCACGTCGCCGTCCGAGATTGTGAAATCCGTGGTCGGCGTCATCGCCACGTCGGCCAGGGCGTAGGTCGTCACGGCCTCGGCCCGCGTGGTAGGTTGTGCGCTGCACGCCACCATCAGGTTACAGTTGCCGCGGATGATTGCCAGGGCACCATCCAAAACATCGTCATGTACAGTCTTTGCCATATCGGCCTCCTAGTTACTGCCTTTTCTTGCCCGCCAGCCCTCGGCCAGCAGGTTCTCGGTATACAGGATCAGTTGATCAAAGGCATCCACCTGATCCATGAACGAACTGCCCGGAAAGTTGAACAGCTCGTCTTCAAAGTCCACCAGCCAGGGCACGCTCATGCCCGGCCAGGGTAAAAGAACACATCCATTCTTACACCACACCGCCGCCTGGTTGGCCCGCACAATCTTGTCGCCGTTTGGCTCGAAGGCGATCAAGATGTCGGCCAGCCAGTCATTTGCGCTTGCCCGCAGCGTTTGATAAGCGCTGATGCCGCTCGCCTTGTCTTCGATGATCACTCCCCGCAGTTTTCCATCGGCATTGTGCTTGCGCGCAAGCCATTCAATCTTGGGCGGCAAATCCGGGAACTGCAAACGCTCCCGGTAAATCTCACGCACGGCCATCCGGTAATCGGGCCACAACTCGCCCACCACGCCAGCCGTATAAGCGTTGCCGTCGGCGTCCTTCAGACCGGTGTCCCACGAAATCCAGCGGGCCACACACTGCGCAAGATGCGACCGATCCGCCGCGTCGTAGCGGTTGGACTCTCGCCACCACTCCCGGCGAAAGACAGTGCCCGCGGGCGGAGTCGGGTTTCCCTGGTAGGTGGTTTCCCAGACCGTCTCCGGGGTTTCACTCATCAGGCCAAGCACTTCGTGGAGGGGCTTGTGCTCAGGCCATAAGGCCGGCCCGTTCCGGTGCAGTAATAAGCGGCGTGTCTCAGCCATCCAACACCGCCCGAGAAATCGGCTCACCCAGGCGCTCATAACGCCAGCTATCTGGGTAGCTCAACTCTGCATACACGTCCGGCCCATCTGATAAAAGCGGCACGTGGCACACCACCCACGAACCATCCCGCCGCGCTTTGGCGTACAGGTCGTCGTGGTGCCACATCGTTCCAATCAGCACAGACCGCCCAACCCGGCTCTTGCGTCGGCTCAGCAACGAGCTGTGAAACCAGGTTTCAACCAGTCCGCGCTGGTGGGCAGTGCGGCTGTTTCGCATATCGAGCAAATCGTCACCCAGAACGAAGTCGGCACGGCTGCCGATCACGCTGCCACCCGTGCCATAACTGGCAATGCTGGGGTGGATGCGCCCCGACCTCGGGCGGCCCCCGGGGGCCATGCTCCATTCAGTCGTTGCCCAGGTCAGGCCCTCTGCCGCTTTCACCGGCAGGATGCCCGGAAAGGTCGCCTGCCAGGTGGCATTGTCTACCATAGCCCGCAAGCTCAGCGAGCGTTTTTCAGCCACCGGCCCACTCACCGAACCGATGATGATGCTCTGCTCAGGCCAGAACCCCAACCGGCAGCCCAGATAAGCCTGCAACCAGGTCGTTTTGGCGCTTTCTGGCGGGGCAATAATCAGCAGCTTCTTGATGCGTTCGTCACACAACAGGCGCAGCCACAAAATGTGGTGCGCTGCCGGCTCGATGGGTACGTTGTCGTCTGTGGTAAGGTGCAGGGCGGCATACGCCGCTACAATCTCAGGCGTTAGCTCATTCCTCGTCTTCGCCTGTTGGATCGCTTTCCGAATCACCTGGATCGCCTGCTGGTAGGCTCGTTCCTGCCGCAAGCGCCCCGGCGATCCGGCTGATAGTACCGAGCGCACCGCGTAATTGGCCGTCATCCATCGCGCTCACATCACCGCCGCCCAACACGGGCACGGAGATTTGGCCGGAATGCTCCTGACGCTGAACCCGGTCGCCCATCTCCCGCGCCAGGTCGTCGAGGGTCTTACGGGCTTGCTCAATAAGTGGCGCATTGAAGCGCACAATGTCAACTTCGTGCGCAAAATCGCCCCGTCCAATGGATTTGACATCGTCAAGCCAGCGCTTGGTTTCGTCTTCAACTTCCGTAAAAAGAAGTTCGGCCAGGGCATTGAGCTTGCGCACACGCTCATGCCGCTGGGCATATCCGCTCTGATAGATTGCCATCCGTTCGGCCTCGGCCCGCAGCGCCGCTTCTTCGGCCACGTGCTGATCCCACGCTTCGGCCCGTTCGTACCATCTCCAGCGGGCCGCCGCACTTCTCCACGATCTCGGCGCAGAGCGCGAGACTCCGCGAGACTTCGCGAGACGCCACTGATTGAAGGCGGCCAAAACAGAGCGGTCGGCCATAATCCGAAACCGCTCGAACCGCTGAAACCACGGGCCAGGCTCATCGGGTAATCGCTCCCAGGGTTGCGTATCGTGCATATCACCTATAACCGCACCCCGTTATCAATCGCCACCCAGCCATCTTTCCACTGCTCCGGCTCGGTAACCTGCCCCCACTCATACCAGCGACCACCATACAGGGCCTGCTGGGTCAGTTCAGAAACGGTCACCACGCCCTTCACGTCGCCGATGTCGGTTCCACCGGGTGTCTTGCGCAGGTTGACGGTGCCGTCGAAGCGCACCCGGAACGTGCCGGGCGGCTCGACCTGTGTCACCGGCGGGTTGGGGATTTGAAAGCCCTGCGAACGCAGGGAGTCGGTAACAATATCGGCCCATTCGTCGAATGTGCTCATCGGGGTGTACCTCCAGGGGTATTGGGCGATGACGGGCCACAGCTCGGCGTTCTCAGTGAGCGCCTCCCACATCTCCCAGGTGTTGCACGCATCCACGACCAGGTTATCGCTGCGTGCCATCGTTGATACGGCATCCAGAAACACACGCACTTGCTCAGGCGTCGCCACCCAGCCATGCTCACTGAACGATGCGCCGGTGAAGACGATGGGCCGCTCGAAGCCGAGCGCACCATACAACTGCTTGTGTTCGCGGAAAGTGGCGGCCAGGTTGTATAGCGGGGCGTTGGGTGCATTATCTTGCATCCAATACACCTGCGGCATGACCAGGTCGCACTTTTCCAGGAAGGCCAGCCAAGGGAACTCGGCATGGACGGACGGATAACGGTACGAACTCAGGCCGATGGGGAAATCATCTCCCAGGGCGGAACGCAGCCGGCCCATATAGTTAGCGGCTGCGGAATCCATACCAACCCGGTCAAACTGGCGTTCGGCGTTGACGATGAAGCCATCCAGCCCGTACTCGAAGCACAAGCGAATGGCGACATCGGCCTCGTTGTTGGACCCGGTGTAGATGTATTGCCAGCCGAAGACCTGGATGCCTTCCTGCCGGCAGAGATGCACCAGTTGGCCAACATCGCCAGGAATGACGGCGCTGCCGTCGGCGATCTTGACCAGGATGTGGCCGAAGCCGTTTACCTTCAGCAGCCACACCAACAGGCGCAGATTGCCGGCAATGCAGCCGTTTCCGTCGCCGCGGTTGAGATACCAGATGTATATGCCTTTGCCGTTGATCATGATTTCCGCCGTTACTGACTTACGGCTTGTCTCCCTTTCTCTCTATCGCTCAAGGGGCCGGTCTTTCTCTCGATGTCGAATATCTTCTGCCTCAGCTGCGAGAGTTCGCGCTCGTTCGCCTTGTTGCGCTTGGATAGTTCGTGATTGACAAATATCTGGCTCTCGTATTGCTCTTTCAGTTTGGCGAGTTCGAGTTCTCGCTGGGCATCGCGCTCACGCAGGTCTCGGTTTACGTCCACTTGCTGGTGATACAGGCACTTCAGCTCGCTGTAATCCTCCTGCAATTTACCGTAATCCGTCTTTAGCTTTTCTATCGTTTGGTTAGCATCCTCGAGCAGCTCCTCGGTCAGTTTCACCGCCTGCGCCGCCGCCCGGGTGATGATTTCGGCGGCGTCAGAACGGTTCCTGGCTCGACTGGCGAGATAGGCAATCAGGGCGGGGATTAGGGCGAGTGCGAAGGTGTACAGTGCTTCCATGTTGTGCTATCTTGCATTTGTCCGAGAAGATATTAGCCCTTCGCCGAAACCCCCGGCGCATTGGCCGGAACTATCCCCAGGCCCTGGGCACTGCTGAGCACGCTGCCCACAGCCGCTACTACAATGATGGCATACGCGCCAACGCCCAATGTACCCACGACGCCGGCGACGGCAGCAACATCCGTCGGCAGCATCCGTAACACTTCCAGACACAGCCAGCCCACCACCTTCGGCCCATAATCGCCGAGGAAGTCCGCCAGCTTCTGCCATTGAAATGTCTTATTCTTGACCGCCACGGTGACGCCCAAGATCAGGTCGAGCAGGATGATCAGGCCCAACCACGCCCCCCGCGTGGCAATTTCCTTGCCGAACGCAAGCCACGCATCCACAGACGCCGGTGGTGTTTGAGCTTGGGCACTGGCCGGGTGCGCAGACACGAAAATCAGCGCCACCAGCATCAGGGCCGATAAAACCAGGTTGATCACACGATTGTTTTTCATATTGCCTCCTAAGCAAAACAACAAAAAAGCGGGGTCGTTTGCAGAATAAACTGCAAACGACCCCGCTGGATACCCAGTGCTCTAGGGTCAAGGCCTACGGCGTAGGCTTAAATTAATTATACAGGATTTTGGTACTATTCATAGCTCTTCTCCGCCTTCATCCCCCGCACCCGGCCGTCTACCACCACAATAGAAATGTGGCCATACCGGGTATCTTTCTTCACGTCTTCTAATAGTTGGGCCAGTAAGATAAACCGCTTCGTGCCGATGTGCGCCACGAGGCTATTCGCAACCTGTATCATTTCCCGCTCGCTCAATTGTTCCGCAGCCGGACTGTTTGTCATACATCAGACCCTTTGCAGAACAATTGTACTGCATATTTGCTGGTAGTGCTTGCGCGCAAGCACTCGGGGATATAATTTACACATGGGACAACATATCCATATATCTATCAAAAAGGAGCCAATCATGACAACGTTCGGAGAACACCAACAGAGACGACAGGGAAACTCGTGTCTCAAGTACACTTTTTTCGCTTCGATTGCGGCGATCATCATTGCTTATTTTGTACTTCAGCCACGGGACTCTTCTGCACCATCATCGCCACACCCAACAGAAGAAGCAACAAAAACGGCGGAAAAATACTCATCTCCACTTGCGAAAGTCTACGCTGGCGTAAAGATTTACTATGGGGGAGGAGAAGAAAAAACCTACGCTTTCGAGATATTGGGCGGCTCCAGCGACTGCCCATCCATGCCCAGCGGAAAAGGCTTAAAGGTGAAGTACCCAGACGGAACAACAGGGTGGAAAGATCGGGATTCTATTGTATCTTCTGGAACTTTTTATGTTCTTTCTGACGACCCCGCTATCAAGAAACTCGAATGGAACGAGTATAAACTTTGTCCATAGTTCATAAACCGCACCGGCCCGCTCGTCAGCGGGCCGGGTTTACCAATAAAATTTTAAAATATGGGTATTGAAGGGAGGCCCGTCGCAGATTGAGGGGGGCAACCTGCCAACGGGCACGCATATTATAGCACACTCGGTCTACTTATAAAGCTGTCTTAAAGCGCTTTCCCCGGCGAGGGGAACCGGGGAAAGTCTTCTAAGGAGGGAGAACAAGTGGAAAACAGGGAGAACATGTCGCCGCTGTCATTATAGCACAAACGGTCTATGATTTGTCAAGAGCCTCCTGCGCATCATGCGCCGGCCATACAAACATTTGCGTGGCCTTGTCGAGTGTTACGAAATCCGCCCAACCTTTCACGAACTGCATCCCAATTGGCGTGGCAATTGCCCCGTGCAGCACCGTCAACCCCTTCTCTTCCAGCCAGGTCTCGATGATGCGCATCAAACCCTGTGCTCGCTCGGTGCGCACAGGGTGATCGCTCTCGACGGGGGAGTCGCCCATAAACGACATGCGCCCGGCAAGAATGCGGCAGTAATGCACCATAGCCTGGACGTTCTCCGGTTGCGCCACTTCAATGACTATCTCACGTCGCACGATGTAGCTCATCGTTTCATCGGTTGCCGTCATCACGGCAAACACCGGGCGCTTCTTATCCACTGCCCGAAGCCACTCCTCGAGCGTGAGATATCCAACAAACAAAACTGCATTCTGATTCTGATCCATACAAACCTCCCAACAAAATTTGTTTTTAGAGCGAGAAGTAAATCCCGTTCATCTTGCTGAACAGCGCCGCCGTCAGCAGCACGTCGCTGCACACGTACTGGCGCAGCATCGCCGCGTCCATCCCGGCCACCTGGCTGCCATCCACTTCCGGCAGCGGGTTTGGGATGCCGTACATCTTGCACACCGTCTTCAGCCCCTTGCCTGGCCCCCAGTTGTACAGAATGGCGTACAAGTCAGTCACCGGCTCCACCCGGTAGCGGGACATGAAGGGGATCATCGGCAGCTTCAGCCCCAGCGCCATCGAGCGCCGCATCAGGTAGGGGATGTCGAAGCCCAGCAGGTTGTAGCCGATCACGTTGCCGTTATTATCAGAAAAGCGATCCCAAAAGCGGCTGAGCACACAGCGTTCATCGTTCACCGGAGAAAGTTTCGCATCACTGGCCGGCAGGATGATCTCGGCCTGCGGCTCGACCTTCCGCCGCGGGGCCTTGCGGTTCAGACTCTTTGGCGATTCCAGCCCGTCTTCGCCGCCCATCTCCATCCAACCGATGGCCGCCACGCTTCCCGTATCCGGGTCGAGGGCGGCTTCGGCCAGCTGCTGGGCTTTCTTCTCGGCCACGTAAGCGGCGATCTTTTCGGGGTCTTTGTAGGTCGCCGGGGCCTTCGGCTCTGGCAGCAGCGCTACCATCTCCGGGTTGGCGACCGTCTCAATGTCGAAAAATAAACGTTTGATAGTCATTACAACTCCAGTGTAGACAGTTCGATTTCTCCACCGTCTAACTCAAAAAAGAACTTTTCACGCCCCACCAGGTCAATGATCCGATTGACCTGGCGATCTTGCCGGTGATACTCGCAGCGGTAGTCCTTGCGGTGCGGGCGATTAATATTGATGACGTAGTAGCTGTCAGGGTTTGGGTATCTGCATGGGCGAATGACAACCCGCTTCGGGTGGGCGCTCTTCGCTCGAGTCGGAATGGAGTAGGTTTCACGCAATTCGCTCATTTCGTCCTCCGTGCCACAACCCGCCGGCCAGCTTCCTCGACGATTTCCATCTTGCCATAATCGGCCAGTAGGCGCATCGCCGATGCGTAAGCGCTGAGCGCCATGCTGTCGAATAGGCCACCGTTTTCAATCTCGCACGCCTGGCTGATCGTCTCGAAAAGCACGTCCACCAGGTTGGCGATCTGGTCATCCTTGCTCATCACGGCCAGCGCCGGTTCTTCCCCCTGGATCACGTCCAGGTTGCGCAGCGCAACCCCGCCAGCTCGCCCACACAAACTCACCACCGGCGAACCATTACCAAGCACCCACGCCGGCGTGCGGGTTCTCGTCATTTCGTTGAATGGCTCGCCAAACACCGGAAAATAACGCACCGGCGTGCCGACCGGGTAGCGGGCGTTGAACTCCTCCGCCGTCATGCCGTGGTCATCATCGGGGATGTGCTCATGCCAGGCAACGATCTCGAACTCATCCGGCTTGATGCCCAGCAGCGAATCAGGCCCGACGATGGCGCTGGCAGCCCCGTAGCTGTTGACGTACACGTCGTATTCTTTGCCTTTCAATGCTTCAGCCCGGTCGAGGATGCCGAATGGATAACACGCCGTTGCTGTTTTGACCATCCGCACCCGCAAGGGCACACGCCCGGCCCACTGCGCCGGGTAGCCCTCCGCCTGGTGGCGGAGGGCGGGGGATTCGCCTGGGAACTTCATGGCCGCACCTGCTCACGCATCATCGAGATAGCCTGATGCACGTCCATGTTGCACTGCTGTAAAATCGCCTTCAAATCTGCCAGTCCTTTGCCGCCCGCTTTCCCCTCAGCAAAGTAGGGCAGCCAGGCAAATGCTTTTGAAAAATCCGGCTTGGCGACACGCGTGTTGATACCAGCCAGGGTAGCGATCTCAACCAGCCACTCACGCGAAAGGTTCCACTTTCGACCACTTCCAAGCGTGTAGTAGGTTTGCGTTCCCACAAATTCACCCGCCTTGGGTTCGCCATTTCCATTTGATGGCGGCGTCTGGCCGGTGGGGGAGGGGGGCTTGGCTGAAGTAGTGTTTTCATGGTTTCGATAAGGTTTTTTATCAGCACCATCGCCAACAGGCTGAGAAAGGCCCCCTACCGGCAATTTCGGAGCTGCTGCCGGCGGAATGGCCGCCGCCACTTTGCCAGGGATAGGGTCGGCGTCGTTGATCGTCTTAAAGGTGATCAGCTTCAGGTAGTTGTTGTTCCCTTCTTCATCCTTCCCGCTCGCCCGGCTGTACCAGATGGCCGGAGCAAACTTGTTCGACGGGCTTCGGCGGGTCCAAATGAACCCACCCCATTCCAGGTGCGTCGGGCCGTCATTGTCGCTGTTCACCACCGTGGCCCCAATCGTCGCCCAATCGAACCCAACATACTCGCCAATCGGCTTGATGTAGTTCGGCTCTTGCGGAGCACCAGCCCGGGCGATGATGTCGAGCGAGTCGGCAATCCGCACCATCTGCGCCAGAATTTCAGCTAACAACTTTTCGTCCATGATGTTCCTCCTGCCGGTGGCATCCTGGCGGCCTTGCCAGGATGCCACCGGCATAAAACTTTACAAATATAACGCCAGGTCAATCGTTGAGAGATTGATTGGCAGCGGGATGAGTTGGCCCGTGTAGGGGTCGCGGCGGTCTTTCATCGCCCGGTCGAAACGCTCTCCAAGTAAATTACGATACCAAATCAGCGTGTTCTTGGTACGCACCGGCAAGGGCTTGCCACGGAATGCCCGCGCCCCTTGCTCGATGCCAAGTTCCGGGCAGGCCGGCCATTCGTAGACCAGCCATTCGTTGGCCTTCAACCACTCGACGATTTCGGCAAAGGTCATCTCTTTGTTGGTGGTGGTGATCACCGCCCGGCTACTGGCCGTCCAGCCGTCCTGGAATTTCTCGACCAACGTGCCCTGTTTGTGGGGTAAGTTCACCAGGTCAATACGGGTGATTTTCTTGGGCTGGCCGTTCATCGCTCCACCCCCCGCGCTGGCACCGTTGGACGTTCGCACCCAGGCAGGCAAATGCTTTTGACGCCAACCACACGCTGGCCGACCATCACCGTAACCGTCACAAACCCTTTGTCAGACTGGATGTGTGTGACATAGGAGAGCATCATCGCCACAATCAGGATGATGGCAACAAACGCCAGCAGCGTAGCAACCGGTTTGAAATCGTCCTTCATCGCTCACCCCCGTTTTTCGTCTGGCGTACAAATGCCATCAGGCCGTTGAACGTCTCGAATTCCCCCAGGCGTGAAAGGACGTTTCCTATCCGTCTCTTTTCGCTGCGCAGCACCGCCGCCGGGTGCTGATCCCCACTGTCGAAGGCCAGCGTGACCGCCGCTTCCTCCAGCGATGGCATCCGTGAATGCTCCCGCACCCAGGCTCGAAGCGCAGTGATGCCGTCTTCGATGGCTTCCTGCGCTTCGAGCGTTTCAGCGTACCCGGCCACTTCCACGTCGCCGCCGGTGGTCAAATCTACAAAAATGCGGTAGGCATAGGCTGGTTCCGCATATTCGCACAGCGACGATATCCCGCTTTTCCCAACGCCCTGCCAGTAAAACGGGCTGACCACGTTCTGCACGTGCAGCAGGTTTGCTTGCGCGCAAGCACCGCAAGCCAGCACCCAGCCGTCCGGGGCCTGCGCCCAGGTCAGCGCATAATCGGCGTGGATTTCACCACACACCTGGCAGCCCCCGTTGTGGCGGATTTCCACCCGCTCCCCAGGAGCACCAGCGCCATAAGACCGGCGAAACTTCAACGGGTTGGCCTTCCCGCCCACCATCACAAACGTATTGTGGCGGTAGCCCCACCCACGCCGGCCTTCGCTGCCCTTCGGCGTCCAGCTGCGCACCACGATCAACGCCGGGCTGAGATGCTCGTTGGCTGCCGCAATCGTGCGGGCTGCCTGGCTGGGCGTCAACACACGCCAGTTCATGTCAGCGGGGATGTAGGCGGTTTCAGATAAATCGGGCATACAACCTGGGTAGCTTTCTGCTACAATGATAGTGGTTCTGCGCTTCTCGGTGCTGACCAACCGAGCGGAGGGCGCTGGCGGCGCTTTCCGCTCAATCGTTTGTGGGGGGTAAGTTACAGGTTGCATACGATCACCCCCACCACGATCCCCATCACCAGGGCGAACCAGAACCAGAAACTCCGGCCCATCAACCAGGCCAGGAACCCGGGGATTTCCGACGCCGGAAGCCCCCCCCCAACAATGTCCTTCAAGATATTGAGAAACTCCATTCGAACGCTCCTTTCGGGAAATGTGCGCTGTTCTTCAGCGCCGCTCACGTCTTATCACCCGTCTGCCGAGTTTACCCGGTCGAGACCTGGAATTTACTGCGTGAGATTTCATGTACTATCTGATTGAAATTATACGCCTATGATGATATTATGTCAATAGGATTATAGGAGCGTCGGTATACTCGTATGTTGACATTCTGCGAAGCCTGGTTTATAATACTTTTTAGGAGATGTAAACGAATGTTGACAAGATTTATTCAACCAGGAGAAAACATGTCGGCTGGAAAGTTTCGACTGAAAAGCCGCGGCGACATCCTGAAGCTCGGAAAAACCCCAAACGTACATCAGGTTAGCCTACGAAGTGGAAATAGCTGGCAGGCTGTATCGAAATATCTAAGCGAGAGCGAAGATAAGCGAGAAGGCATGTATTCAGTTGATTTGTCTATTTTGTATGGAATTCTGACGAGCGGGCTGGGGTTGACCGATGAGCAGGCGCTAAACCTGCGCATTGGTGATGTATTCGAGGTCTCGAAGTCGTCTGCAGCTGAGTAGGAGAATCAAAAAGCCGCAGCCTTTCGGCCACGACTTTTCGAGAAACTTCCAGCAGACGCTGTGCTATTTCAACCACCAGGCCCGCAACCCCGCCAAGAGTATCGAGCCGGTGGCACCAAACAACTCACATGGAGCTGCAATGGCTAATGTAAATGATCTTCCCCGCTGTAAAACCTGCAAATGTTATCAACCGAAATATCTCCCTGACGGAAAAGAAGATCAGGGATGGGGCTTTTGCCATCGCTATGCGCCGCGCCCGGAACAAGGAGAATGGGGATGGCCCGCCGTGGATGCAACTGATTTCTGCGGTGAGCACGTAGGCGAGAGCACGTTTGATAAAAAGACTGAAGAGCCGAGCGCATTCGGCGAAAACTATCGTTTGCTCACGAAGCCCAACGGAAAACATATCAGAATGTACGAAAATGAATATCCTGGTGTCGAGCTTACCCAGGACGGCTCACAAGACCAATCCGATCAGCAGAAAAGTGCATAACGTAAGCGCAGTTTTTGCAAGTAACCTGAACAACGGGTAAGGATAATCTTCTAATATCGCTTGTTCTACTTTCTTGAACAACTACGCCCGACAAAACATCGCCGTTAGCGAAATCAATGCTTCCGCAAATCGGACAACCATGCACGTTAATAGCTGTCCACTTATCAAGTTTTTGTTGCTGACTATCGCTTAGAGTCATCTTGCACCTTAAATTAAAAAGTTCTACCGCATGGGGGTTAGCGAATTCTAAACGCAGAGAATTTTAAGTCCCCTGCGTCTGCCAATTCCGCCACGGCCCCGAAAGACTTGTTTACATAATTGTGCCCCCACATTATACCTGATTCGGCCTTCGGAGGGCTAGATTCGCACTCAGGGGACACGTTGTCCCCTGAGTGCGAATTCCTGATTTACTGACCCATGATCTGGTCGTAGCCGTCCTGGAGCACGTCAATCTCCAGTTGACCATAATGCTCACTGGTGATTTGCACCGTTGAATGGCCCATCAACTGGGCCAGGCGGGAAAGATCACCACCACGCTCCAACCAACGACGCCCGAAACGATGCCGCCACTGATGGGGAGACCACAGGGCTCCGGGCTTTGAAGCTACGCCAGAGAGAATAGCGTACTTTTTGACCACCGTGTAAATGCCGGCCTCAGCCAACTTCTTCCACGACTCAGCACCATTGACATAGCCAATGAAGACGTTCGATGAGCCGCACCGGGGGCGAACCTGCAACCAGGCTTTCATCGCCGTCTGGCAGCGTTCGTTCATGAAAACGTACCGCCCCTTATCCCCCTTCTCCACAACATAGGCACGCTTACGCAACTTCTCCTTCGGGTTATCCAGATCGATATCCCGCAGGGTCAGGTGCGCCAAGCCACCCAATCGGCAGCCGGTCGAGTCCAGGAAACACAGAATGGCGTAATCCCGGAACGAGCGAATGTCATCGTCACTGAGTGGGCCACCGTCCCAGGTTGGCCGAGATGCAGCAATCATCGCATCCTGGTCGGCATCACTGATCCCTCGTTTTGCCACCTTCTTCTTGCCTGGCACCGGCAAATCACTGGCAGGATTGTCCTCGGTGAATTTCTTTCGCTCCATCCACGCCCAGAACCGGCGTAGCGCCTTGGCATATCCCCGCAGCGTATTCACGGAAAGCTTGCCAGTCTCTTTCGGCCTCGGTGCGTTTTCATAGCGCACCTCACGCCGTCTGAGCTCTGACATGAACTCCAGCAGGTCAACGTCCATCACCATATTCGGGGGCATCTCAGGCCCAATATGGGATGACATTGCATCCAGCCGCATCCTATACCAACGGATCGTTGTCGCCGGTCGGTCGTTGAGTTCAAGCTCCAGACGCACAAATGTATCTACGGCATCGGCCAAGGTTGGCGTGCGCATCATGTGCTCAACATGGGCTTGAGTTTGGGTTTGATGTTCTTGCATTTTTGTTCTCCTTAGTCAGATATAGGACTCAGACCGGGTGCAAGAAAAAGGCCAGAATCCTATCAAGATAGGTCTGGCCCAACAGCAAACCGTGGAGGTGCATACCCTGGAAAAGTTTCACCTTCACGGACTTATTGTAGCAAATCACAGGAGGTTAATCAATGGCTGTCATCCTCGACACGCCAGAACTCAAAATCACCACCGAAGCTGACCCGACCATCGAGCCAGGTCACCAGTGGATCATCTTGTCCAACACGCCCAAAGGTCGTGGTATGGCTGCTGTCCTGTCGGGACGCCTCCCCCAAACAGACGGGGACTTGCGTCTCGCCCACGACCAGGCTGCGGATGAGATGCTGATTCTGCTCGTTGACCTGGCTGCCGATCTTCGCATCACCGCACCCCATCTCGTCCAACTCACATTGAAGCTATGACCATCACTACACCACCCCGCTACATTCCCATCCCCAGCACCATCGTCTACGCCCGTACCGTGCCCTCCTCTCTGAAGGACTTCTTTGGCTCCGTGTACGGCCTGGCATGGAACACCAAGTACCGTTTCACCCCTGAAATGGACGTCAAGGAGCTGCTGGATTTCCTCGGGTTGGAAATGCGCACCTATCAACGCTATGTGCAAGCCCTGGAACGGTTGTCCTGGCTGCGTTCAGAGACCCACCGAAACGGCTGCGTTCGTTTTCTCTTTCCAGAGCGATTTCCCATCCCCGATGAAAAGTTGACCGGAAAATCACTAAACGACAAAAATGTCGCTTTGTCTCAAAAAGTGGCGTATACGACAAATTTGTCGTTTAGTCTGGATGAGGAGGAGGATCAAGAATCTTTAAAAGATCAGATTCTCTTTAATCCATCCTCCTCGATCCTCGATCTACTACGTGCAGTGGGGGTGAAAGATGCCGAACGTGCCACTGAGACGGCGGTGCAAGTCGGTTTCAGTCTCTCAGATGTTTTGGCTAATGTGGCCTATTGTTATGACTCACGAAGCAAGGTACGTTTTCCCGCTTCCGTGGTGCCGCTCCACATCCAGAAGCGCTACTACCCCGAAGCGACCTACTATTCGCCCGAAGCCCATCGCCGCTACATCCCCGCCGCCGTTCTCGAACGGGCCAACCTACCCAAGGAAGAACTCGAAGACGAAGTTCTCGAACCCGAACCGGAGTCGGTTCATCAGGCAGCGCTTGCGGAAGAAAATGCCGACCCAAACTACCCCGGAACGGGACGTTCAGACCCACTTCCTGGCGGGCGAACGCTCGAATGGGCGTGGATGACGGTGACTGAGCAGTTGCGGGTCGAGATGCCCCGCGGCACCTTCGCCGACTTCGTCGCCGACACCGTGGCGCTTGGCTACCAGGCTGCCGAGAACATCTTCCTGGTCGGCGCACCCTCGCTCTACACCGCCCAGTGGTTGGAGGGCCGTCTGACCAGCACGGTGAAACGCATCCTGACGGGAGCCATCAACGCCCCGATCGATGTGCGCTTCATCGCCCCGATTATTTGATTTGACTGTTTGCGCACAAACATCGAGTGCAGAAGGAATAACCCATGGTTACCCGCACACCCCCCACGAAAATCAAAGCCGCTCCCGTGCAGAAATATTTCAAAGGCGATGACGCCCGCCTATCCGACGACATCATCCCCGTCGAAGGAGCCATCCTGCCCAAGGGCCAGGTCGTCACCATTCTCGATGTGGACAACATCGGCCGCACTTTCAACTACCTGGTGGAGCTGCTGGGCAGCGAACGCACCGCCTGGGTGCTCGAATACGAACTCGAACCGAACCGACGCTGAGATGAGCACCCAAACCACAGCCACCGAACTGGTAATCAAAATCCCCATCGCCCTGTGGCGGCCCGAATGGGATCAGCGCGGCCTGCAGGTGACTGGCACGCGTGAACTGCCGGAAGGTGGCTGTGGCTTTGAGTTTGTCGCTCCGCAGGCCGTGATCGAGGAGATGCTTGCCATGCAAAACCAGCAGACCGTTCAGCAGGCCAGGAAGAGCGGGCTGGCCGCGATTTTGGAGAAGATGTATGACGCCGCCGTACTGCACCAGGGCCAGGCCCAGCGCCAGCCGCCGCTCAAAAACGGGATGGGCATCGATGTCATCGTCTTCAACAACGTGCTGCGTATGCAAATCTGGCGTGCCGACGCAATCGGCCCGTCCGATGTGGAGTGGCGCACCACCTGCCAATACTTCTCTGTTCCCCTGGCATCCCGCGACCCGGAGCGCTTCACCTGCACCGTGGGCGGCCAGGTGCGCACCTACCTGCGGGCTGCCTGGAATGCCAGCGACCCCGCTGATGAAAGGCCGGTGTGATCATGAACCAGCATCAAATCGCCCTGCACAATGACTCCCAGGTGGTCTTCGTCCCACCGGCGCACCTGCCGCCCATCCGACGCCCGGCTTATAGCCAGATGGCTACGTCGCCGGTTCCGCAGATCGTCGTCATCCACGAGCACCGCGGTGCGCCGGTTGACCCAGACCACTACGCCAACACCGTGATCAGTATGGGTACGGCCGTCTTTGCCGTCGCCATCGTCGGCTTCACCTGCGTTGGCCCGGTGGCTCTGTTGTTCGTGGCGGTGCTGAAGCTGGTCATGAAAGGATTTTGAGATGGAAACGGAATTCAAAGTAAAGATTTCGCTGAAAGTCATTGTGATTGGCATGTTGGTTAGCAGTGTTGCCATCGCCGGTATCGTCCAGCTCCCCATCCTGGGAATAGTAGGGATTTTCATGCCCGACACCAGGGCCACCATTCCCCAATCGTGGGCCGGCGGACTTCTCCTTGCGTTGGTTCTCTTCGGCGGGATTGGTCTGGCGTGGGCAGCGAGGCTGAAAAATGGAGAATAAGCCCAATGTGCTGGTTTCGCTGGCTGCCGGCCTTGTCATTTTGTCCGGCATCTGTGCCCTGGGCACCGCTGCCATGAGCGCCGCCGCCAGCGCTGCCAACGCTGCCGCCATGACAGTGATGGCCACCACCCTGCAAACCAGCCAGTGTGTGATTGCCATCCTGGCCCTGGCCGTCATCATCACGCCAATCGCCATCCTGATGACCGTCTACCGCATCACCAACCAGGCGCAAATTCGCCGCATTACACCCAACTCAGAAATTCCTTACTCTCTCCCACGTCGCCGCCCTTACCGTGCCCTGCCCGACCCAGAAACCACCCAACTCGCCGCCATCCTTCGGGATTGGAGCAAAACTGATGAACCGCTCAACCGCCGCTAAACTCCTGATCGTCGCTCTCGTCATGCTGGCCAGCACCATCGCTTGTGCTGGTGGCCCTGGCCTGGGTATCCCAACGTTCGCCGGTGGAACACCTGGCCCAGTTGCCACCGAGACGCTGATCCCAGCTTTTGTCGCCACGTCTCAAAGTGCCGTCGCCGGGGCGCAGGCCACCACCGCTTTCGGCCAGGCACAAATGAGTGAACTGAGTGTGCGGGCTACCGCCGTCAGCCTGGAGTTGACCGCTGCAGCTGCTACCGAACAGCACGCCGCTAAACAGACCGAGGGCGTTCGCCAGGAAACCCAGCGGGCCTATGAAACCGCCAGCGCCCAATCCACCCAGGCTGCCGACAATGCCATCAAGAGCACCCAGACCGCTGTGGTGCAGGCAGGCCTGGACGCTGCCGCCACCGCTGACGCCGTGCGCCGAGAAGCCGAAAACGCCGTGGTTGTGGCGAATGCGAATGCCGAAGTGGAGCGCATCCAGGAGCAGCGCGTCAGCGAAGCACAAACCGCCCTGTTTCGCACCTGGGGGTATCGCATCTTCTGGTCATTGCTGGCTATCCTGGCCGTGGTTGCGTGTGGGCTGCTTGTCCAGTCTGCCTGGCAGTTCCGGGTAGCAATCATGGTGCGGCTGGGCCTGTGGCGTTTTGGGCCAGATGGCAAAGGCTATGTCACCGTCCCCGTCGCCGGTGGTGGGGTGGTCATTCTCGACCCCACCCGTCAGTTTGGGCCAGCCCTGGCCGTGATGCCGGGTGGTGCGGTCTCGCAACCTGGGATTTTGGATGTCCCACTGCAGGCCCAGGTCACCGCCCGCAGCCAGGCTGCCGAACTGCTCATCGCCGCCAATACGATGCAGGTTGGTGCGCCCCGCAAGAACCCGCTGCGCGCTGCCGCCCTGGGTCTCATCCGCAAGGACATGGAGCCGCCGCAGATCGCTGACAGTGCCGTGGAAGAAGATGATGAGTCCATCACACTCCCGGATATCGCCCCCTGGGAGCTGCTCCAGACCTGGCAAGGACAAACCATCCCACTCGGCGTGGGCAAGGCCGGCCCGCTGCTTTTGGACCCGCTCAAGACCCCACACCTGCTGATCGCCGCCACGTCGGGGGCGGGCAAGACCATGTGTGGATTGCGCCCGATCACCGCTGCCGCGCTTGCCCGCGGCCAACGGGTGATCCTGCTCAACGACGCCGGCGGCGACTTCGCCCCGCTGTTGGGCCACCCTAACCTGGTTACCGTAGACGAGACTCCCGCCGCCATCGCCGATGCCCTGGAAAGTGTCGCCGCCGAAGTAGGTCGCCGCAGTGCTGTCCTGAAAGCTGCCGGGGTCTCGACCTGGTCTCGCCTGAGCCTTCGCGAAGCAGGCAAGGATGATTCTCAGATCATGGTCGTAATAGACGAACTGGTCGCCCTGGCTACGATGGCATCCCCCGAACTTCGCCGCCGCATCTGGGCCGCAGCCATTGCCATCACCAGCAAGGGTCGCAAGATGGGTATCTCCTTCGTCGGAGCAACCACCGACCCCACCCATCGCACACTGGGTAAGGAAGGTTTGACAGTTCGTGACAACTGCGGGCGGGTGGCCTTCCGCATGCGCGATGGTTCGACCAGCCAGGCCATGTTCGATGCGCGTGGGGCCGAGGGCCTGGCTGAGAACCAGTTCCTGGCCATGCTCACCGGCGAGATGACGCGTGGCGTGGCCTTCCACCCCAGCGATGATGAGCTGCGTGCTTACGTCCAATCTCGCCCCGTCCAGCCGCTCTCTGAGTGGCGGGTGGCCCCGCAGCCATCGCACGAACCTGTCATCGGTCAGGTCTGGAGCCGGGAGACCATCGAATTGGCACAAGACATCGAGGAAGTCTGGCGCAACGACGGCAGTAAGCGCGAAATGGCCCGCTCGGTGGGCAAAGAGTATGCCGGTTCGTTCTGTGCCAAGCTTGACCAGGCGATTGAATATCTCGAAAGTGCTACTACTACTTCGGATTTGCCCGCTTTTGGCGGCTAGAAGCAGTAGTAGTAGCACTCAGAAGCAGTAGTAGCACCCAAAAGGAGAACATCATGCCCCCCAAATACCCCTATTACCAGCCCTATCCCTACAGCTACCCCCAATCTTCCCGCCGGCGCAAAACCGCCCGCACCAACCGAAAGGCCTATGCCATGCACTGCCCAAACTGCGGAGACAAAATCCCCGATTCTCTCCTGGACAACTATTTCAGCAAAGGCGACCATAAAAAGAAGCCCACCCAATCCGAGCGCATCTTCCGCCTGACTCCCAGTATGGGGTGGAAGATATTTGGCGTGATTGCCCTTGTTATTGCCGTTTCCATGATTGCATCTACGATGTAGCGATGAAGACATACCGACTCCCCATGGGTCGCCTGATCCTGGTGGCCGCCCTGATTATCCTGACACTGCTGGCCAGCACCATCCAGCCCAACGGCTCTCGTGCCTACCCCGGCCCGAACGAGACTTCCGAACCCACCTGCCTTCCGCCGTCGCCGGATTACCCCGAACCGTGCCACGAGCATGGCGGGCCATTGCCAACCGAATCCATCATCTACTTTCCACTCATCAAGAACCAGCCATGAACCCCACCGCCACCAAGACCGCCAAAACACTCGCCACCTACGCCACCACTACCCTGCGCCAGTGGGCTGTCTCGTTCACCGACGGCGTCATCGAGACCGTCTGGGCCAGCAGCAAGAGCCAGGCCATTGCCCTGGCTACCGAAAAACGCCAGGCGCTGGGTAACGGGCGGCAGCCGGTTTCTCATGCCATGAGGATGTAAGTGACTACAACACTGCCGATGTGTATAGAATGAGTTACTTCGCAGCCAAGCTGCGCCAAACTGGCTACTCAAGCCAGACCATTCCATACACAACAGGAGATTGCATATTATGTCTACTTCATCCACATCTGCACAAGAAAAAGCCAAAGAACAGGGTGTCGTTCTTGCAGAACCCATCGTCCATCCAGAATCAGCCGAGCATCTGGCATTTCTGGGTAGGGAACTGGTATTGGACTGGCTCAAAAATAATGCCCCAAAGAACATTCATCGACTCGCTTCCCTTGTAGAGGTTTTTAGGGACTATCAGAGGCAATTAGCCGAATTCGAAGGCCAAGTCTCGGAGGATGCCAATCAAAACATGTCTGGTGGTGCATTGTTTGAAATGGTTAACTTAATTGGTGAATTCGACGCCTGGGAAACTTTTTGACCGCCAATTCTCTGTATCCCTGACCCCCGGTCAGGGATACCCAACTTGAAAAGTGTAGGTAACAAACCATGAAAGATATCGCCCCCGTTCTCGCCGGCACGCCGCCGGCATTCATTCTGGCCGTCCAACTCTACAAATCCGTCGCCCAGGCACTTGGCATCGCTGATGTCAGTTTCTGGTCGGTCTTCCCTGGCCTGCTTGCTGCAGCTGGAATGGGCGGCATGATCTGGGTCGAACTCCAGACCTACAAGACCGCCGCCCGGGCGTTTGCCTTGCGAGAGCTGGGGCCTTTCATCGTTGCTACACTGGGGGCGCTCACGCTCTCCGGCTTTGTCATCTTCGCCGTCTACATCGGCGCAGAGACCAAGTCGCTCGCCACGTCCACCATCGGCATGATTATTGGCTACCTGATCATTGCCGTTAATGAGTACATGCACGAACGGAAGATCAAAGCCGAAAAAGACAAGGCCGACCGACACCAGCGGACGCAGGACGAAATCTCGCTGATCAAGGCCCAGGCTGAAGCGCAGGCCCTGATTGCCCAGGCGGAAGCGGAAAAGCTGCGGGCAGAGAAGCTCCTGACCAATGCCGAGGCCCGCAAGGCGGTTGTGTCCGCTGGACAAACACCATTGTCCGGCGGACAAGCCCGGACACGCCGGACGGATAGTCTTGACCCCATCATTCTGTTCGCCGTGACCGATTACCTGCGAAAATCACCTAACCCGGCCAGTGTATCGCTGCGCGAACTCGAAGCGGCCAAACTCGGTGTCAAGAAATCTGCAGCAGCCGATTACAAGGCCGTGGCTCTGGAACAGATCAAGGTTGAATAATAGCCCTAGCGGCGAGTACATGTACGCAAGCACTCCAAAGCCTTGACTTCCTATACTTCCACCAAAAGAAAACTTCCGCCCAATAAGCGGAAGTTTTTATTGCTTTTTTCTGGTACGTAACTATAATAAATATTAGAAAACATTGGGGTATTTATTGGTGATGTCATATATTTATTGTTTTTGGTTGTCACCTGGAGTTAAGAAGATCAAGCCCTGTGAGGGGGTACTGCATGTGAAGTTAATAGTGCTATGACATTGTGCAGAATGCTTGTTATATAAGCCAAATCTTAATGAGATAGCATTTTCCCGATACACAAACCTTCGGGGAAATATCCTACGTTTTCTATAACTCAAGTTTAGACAAAATTAGTTCTAGCGCCGTCTGTGTTGGCTTCGGGCACAGGCCGCGAATTATGGAACAGAAAACCATAGTGTCTAAACTCGGGTTCTCCACACTATGAAAACAAATTCAACTATTCCCGGCTGATAGATAAATAAACAGGTTGAAAATCAGGAGCATAGCAAAAGGGTTTATGTATATGGAAGACAATCACAACACAAACCAAGTAGCCAATGAAACTTTACAACCCAAGATCATCGGGCAGGAGAATGAAGAATATTCAGTTACATCCGATTCGCATCTCCTCAAAGCCCTATTGGATAATCTTCCTGAGCACATCTACTTTAAAGATACCAAATCCCGTTTTATCAAAATCTCCAGTTCAGAAGCCAAAGCATTTGGAGTGAATGATGCATCTGAAGCAATTGGCAAGAGCGATTTTGACTATTTCAGCAAGGAACATGCCGAGCAAGCATATCAGGATGAGCAACGCATAATGCAAACAGGGGAATCATTGGTGGCAAAAGAGGAAAAAGAAACTTGGCTAGATCGACCAGATACATGGGTTACCACCACTAAGATGCCTTTGCGAGATGAAGAGAATAGAATTATTGGTACCTTTGGCATTTCTAAAGATATTACTGATGAAAAACACCTTCGTGAAGCAGAAAAGAGTCTTCGGGAAAACATCGAGGATTTACAAAAGGATGTGGGGAGAACATTTCACACATTATCTGCTACCTTGCACCAGGTTGGATATGCAATCACGCCTACATTAAATGCTTTGGGCTCCGATCCGTTCAAGGGAAAAACACTCCCACCCACAGACCAGATTTGGAAAGAATTGACTGGGCCGAGGAAGAGTCTGATTTCAACACTCGGTAAGTTGCTTGTATCCGTTGAAACTCCCATCCAAAGAGAGGCTCTCTCGCCTGATGATTGGACAGAACTAGAAAAGCTGTTATCCACCATCGAAGAAGTGGAGAAGATCAATATTGCCGAAACGCGTGTACCTGTTCTACGCAGAGCAGCGCGCCAAGTAATTGATATTTTAGGCAAACTAAAGAGAGGCAGTTTTAAGCAAGAATTTGTCCGAGAAGTTAAGCACAGCGCCGAACAACTCGAACGAATCACATGCCTGATTGCGCTTCGCCAGGTACAAGATCGTGTTCTAGAAACAGATTACATGGTGCGGGATTTGCGCGAACGTGTTATTACCGGCGTCAAGAAGGCCGAGAAACCGGAAGTTTGTGAGTTCTGGGAGTTGGTAAAAGAAGCAATAAAGGGGCTAACGGATTACGCTGATTACAAGGGAGTTAGTTTTCGGTCAGATAATCGCGCAGATGCCGTCTGCGTGTGGGCTGGCCGGCATGACATTATACGCGTAATAAATAACCTGCTACATAACGCTATCAAATATAGTTGGTCACGCGATTCGAATGTAAAACCCTGGATTGAAATTCGCAGTTACATCAATGCAGATCGAGTCTGTCTCGAAATTGAAGATTATGGGGTGCCTATCCCCAAGGATGAAATAGAGGGGGATCTTATTTTTCAATTGGGCTGGCGAGGGAGACTTTCTAATCAGCGCGGCCGAATTGGAACTGGGATAGGCTTGGCAGATGCCCGCGATACTGCCAAACGCTACAGTGGTGATGTAGGGATAACAAGTCGACCAGCGACGCATTATTCGCCCATAGAAGATTTGTCTGTTCCGCATATAAAGACAGCAATGCTTTCGTTGCCAATTTGCAACCATAAAGGAAAATAAATATGACAAAAAAATGCAGAGTTCTATGGGTAGAGGACGGGGCGCGATACGATCTGGTGAACATCGCAGCGCCAGTTTATATGGATGGGGATTATGACCTGGTTATCGCAGAAGATGCGTCATCTGGCATTGCTTATCTGCTTAGTGATGTATTTGATGTAATTATTGTAGATATTCGGCTCCCACCGGGGGATGACAAGGAATGGATCAATCTTCATAAAAAATCCGGAGCTGACAAGGTTTCTGCTCGACTTGGCCTCGATTTCTTGTATACCGTTCTGGGCCACCAGAGTGCTAAAATAAACTTAGGGAATAAGCGGCCTGATTGGATCGTATCAGCAAAAATAGGAGTATTAACCGTCGAGAGTCAATTAGAGTTAGATGAGCATCTGAAACAACTTCAGATTAAGGTTTATTACCATAAGCGAGTTGAGATGCCGGAAGAAATATTGCTTAAGCTTATTGTAGATATATACGAGCAAAGTAAGGAGGGTGGTTAATGTGCAATATAGAGCAAGGTTGGCCTCTTACATATTTTCAAGTCGCTATTTCCTTCTTACTTTTCGGAGTGGGGATTCCTTCTCTGGTTTTACAAACCATCGTTTCGGAAGATTTACGCGGTATTGTTCGCCGTCATTCTCGTTTTCTAAAATGGGGATATGCATCTATCGTTCTTGTGATGCTGATCATGTTGGTTTTTGCAGGGATTGTAGTGCATTGTTACCCTAAAAACTCAAGCTTTATTACAAATATCACTTCGATGCTTAGTGTTCAGCAATGGGCAAATGAGATAATAGCATTGACTACTGTTGGTTTAGTAGGAGGTTGGTCTCTTCGGTATCGAATAGACAGCTTGCTTAATAATTTAAAGGGGAAGTGCGAACGACGTATCCGGCGCGATGGAATCCCTGATAAGCAAGTTCTTGATGATATATGTTACCTTGGTGATTATGGCAAAGTCAGAGGATATAAAATCCGAATCCTTGAAATCCTTGAGAAGCTTGCGTATAAAATCCAAGCACATAAATGCTATCGTGGTAATGGATTGGAAGATATTATCCAAGCCATTGAGCTAGCCACCCAGAAGGATATAGATGTAACAAATTTTACCCAGGGAGTTTTGACTTTAAAGCATATTCTGGAGCATGGGCTGAAATCCGAAACTGATTCATCTTCTGATACAGGAGCAATTTTAAGGGCCTTACAACGGTTAGGGGCAATTGCAATCACAATGGATAATGAACGTCCGGTACGTAAGATTTTAGAAACCGTTGAATTTGTCAGCCGCTCTCCAAATGGCGCTTTCTCAGAAGCTGCACTGGCTTTATTTGAACTTGGTGCAGCGGCCCTAAAGCACGAACACTTCCTGATTGCGGTAGAAACTTTGAGTAAGCTTGAGGGAATGATTTGCCGAAAAGAACCCGTGGATACCGAACATTCAATAGCTTATCTGGGGCTCGTTGCACATTTTTGGGCTATGGAAGGTTCCGCCAGACAACGTGCCTTATCTAGTCTAAAGGGAATTAAGTTTAGCCCTTCCCGTCCGAAGTGCTTAAAAAGTGCACAGGAGTTTTTTTTCATGACTACTCGTTTTACCACAGCGGATTTATTGAGTGGAATGATTTCTACTTCATAACTACTGTAACAGATAAAGTGGAACTCCACTTTTATTCGGGGACTTGAATAAGGATAAACTAATAACAGAACTTTTTCGATATTCTCTCTTGAAACAATACAGCATACATGAATTATTGGTGGGAATTATCACGCCTTTTGATTTGATCAACTTTAGATAGCTGTCGATGTACTGCCAATGTATTAGAAAAATGACTTCCTGAAGGCTGGACTCATCCAGAGCAATCAAGGCTGCTCATCTCCTTGACTTCCTACGCCACCCCCATAACATGGTGACAACTCCACACGAAAGGAAATCACCATGAACACCACCCAGAAAATCGAAGTTACCCAACTCGAAAACACGACCCACATCTACTGCAACGTCTGTGACCCTAACGACCACGCCCACAACACCAAACTCTTTGAAATCCGTTTTCACCTTTTCAGTTTCATCCAGTGCATGGTCGTCTGCGATCATCATGCAGACGAGTTACGCCAGGCGGTTTTCGTAGCCCAGGTTGGACTGAAGTAGGCCCACCTGACTTATCACCCAAAAAGCAGCGACGATCTTCCTCATCGCTGCTTTTTGTTTTGATTCGCTTGCAGCCATCCCCCACCTGATATAGAATAACCCTACAATAAAAAACTCGCCAATCGCTGTGACCGCAGCAATCTGGCGAGACATTCGCCTCCGCGTGGGTGGACGCATCGGCTGCAAGTATTTTAAACCCGTTGCCCGGCATCCGCAAGGAGCCGGGCTTTTTATAACTTAACCAATCACTTTCATGTCTGACGATAAGCCACAATTCAGCCAATTTCTAGCCTCCATCTGGGGCAAGGTATCTGCCTTCATCACCGCTGTTGTTGCTATCGCGGGGTTTGTCACCCTATTCCAGCAAAACCTTGTCATCGTCGGTCTTATCGCTTTTGGTTTGGTCACTGTTATTCTGGCTATCGCATCTATTGGTTGGCATACCCAGATCATTCAACCCACCATTATTACGAAGCATCCCCAACTGGTAGAAAAAAGAAAGGAACCACTACTCCCTTATAGTTGGCTTAAAATCGCCCGCATAACCTTCGGTGCTGTTATCTTGGGGTGGATTTCTTGGGGCATTTACTTCGGCTACGATTACTGGCTGGAACAGCATCTTAAGGCCGAACTTGAAAATAAAATTGTCGTTATCGTTACTAAAATAGATGGCCCTGATCCAAAGAATTATCGCATTACAGAAGAACTGACCACTCAGCTTAAAGATTCTCTTGCTGTATATACGGATACCGTAGTGATATCCCTTGCTGAAACAATCGCCGAAGAACAAGGCAGTGTTTATGCTCGCGGAATCGGCGAAAAGCACCATGCTGATATTGTTATTTGGGGCTATTACGGTAAAACAACTACTGATGTGCGCCTAACTCTTCATATTGAGAATATCCATCCTGAGAAGGTAGATATTCTTGATGCGGACGAAACCTTGCAAGTCCAAGCCGCCAGCACAAAACTTGATTCGTTCACCTTCCAGCAAGATATCGGTCACGAACTTACTACCTTTATTTTCTTTCTCAGTGGCTATGTTCGTTACCAAGCCAGTGATTATCCTGCCGCATTGAAACGTTTTGACCAAGCGCTTTCCCGATCATCATGGGCTGAAGATGTTGTAACGCGCTCAGAAGCTCTTTACTATCGCGGTACAACATTGAGTGCTATGCAGGATTGGGACAAAGCTATCGAATCATTTAATGATGCCATTCACTTTGCTCAACAGGATTTAGCTTGTCTTGCTTGTACCTACAACGATCGCGGTGTAGCCTACTTTCGCACTCACAACTATCCTTACGCAATCGCCGATTTCACTCAAGCCATCAAATATGATTCTAAGCTTGTTATAGCTTACAAAAACCGCGGCTCACTCTATGCCGAAACAAAAGAATACCAATCTGCTATTTCCGATTTCGATCAGGCTATCCAACTCGACCCCAAGAATTATTCAGCATACTTTAGCCGGGGTATTGTTTACACCGATATTCAAAATTACTCTCTTGCGATAGCTGACTTTAGTAAAGCCATTCAACTCGATCCTGATAATGCGGATGCTTACAACAGACGCGGTACTATTTACTCATTCACTCGAGATTACGACGCCGCTATAAGTGATTTTGATAAAGCTATCCAAATCAATCCTAACGATGCCACTATTTTTTACAATCGTGGTGTTATGTATGTTGTCACCCAGGATCAAACATCCGCTATCAGCGACTTTACCGAAGCAATCCACCTTGATCCCAATTACACTGCAGCTTATGTCAATCGTGGTGTTGTTTATCTCAATATCCCAGATTATCCCTCCGCTATGGCAGATTTCAATAAGGCCATTCAACTTGATCCGAGCAATACCCTTGTATATCTCAATCGCGGTAACACTTATAGTCAGCTCCATAACTATCCTGCAGCACTCGCTGACTTTGCACGAGCCATTCAACTTAATCCCAATAACGCTACAGCTTTTTACGCGCGCGGGTTCGTCTATGCAGATCAAGGCCAATATTCACTAGCTATGGCCGACCTCAACGAAGTTATTCGTATTGCATCTCCAGAAATGGCTTGCCTTCCTTGTACCTATAAATTACGCGGTGAGATTTATACGAAGCAAGGCCAATCAGACCTCGCACTGGCCGACTACCAACACGCCCTTACTATTACCACAAGTCCTGTTCTTCGCTCTGAAATCGAACAAAACATTCGCTCCCTTCAACAACCTACCCCTACGCCCTAACTTTCTCCCCATGCCCAACAACTTCTCCGAAAAAGCCAACTTCATCTGGACTGTCGCCGACGACGCCCTGCGCGGTGCCTTCAAAGCCCACGAATACGGCGACGTGATCCTGCCCTTCGTCGTTCTGCGTCGCCTGGACATGGTGCTCGAAGCCAACAAAGACGCCGTCATCAAGGCCCACGAGCAGTTCAAGGCCGCCCTCAACGAGGAGCAGATCATCCCCATTTTGCAGCAGGCTGCCGGGGGACTGAACTTCTACAATCACTCGTTCTATGACCTGCGCCGCCTGGCCCAGGATGCCAAGAACATCGAACTCAATTTCGGTAACTATCTCAACGGCTACAGCCGCAACGTGCGCGAGATCATCGAAAACTTCCAGTTGGACAAGATCATCGCCAAACTCGCCAAGAATGATCTGCTTTTCTTGCTGGTGGACAAATTCACCGAAGTTGATCTCGGCCCCACCAACGTGACCAACCACGACATGGGCTATATCTTCGAGGAGCTGCTGCGCCGCTTTTCGGAAATGAGCAACGAGACCGCTGGTGAGCACTACACGCCACGTGAAGTCATCCGCCTGATGGTCAGCCTGTTGTTTGCAGAGCACCGGGCCGAGCTACAGGGCAAGGGCATCATCCGCACCGTGTTTGACCCGGCGGCTGGCACCGGCGGTATGTTGATCACGGCTAAAGAATACATCGAAGACGAGATCAACCCCGATCTCGAAGTGGTGATGTACGGCCAGGAACTCAACGAACAGACCTACGCCATCGCCAAATCGGACGTGTTGATTATGGGCGAAAACGCCGAGAACATCCGCCAGGGCAACAGCTTCACGCAGGATAAATTCAAGGGCCAGCGCTTCAGCTTTATGCTCAGTAACCCACCTTTTGGTGTCAGTTGGAAGAAAGAAGAGAACTTCATCCAGAACGAAGCCAATGACCCCCACGGGCGCTTCCACGCCGGGCTGCCGCGTTCCAGCGACGGGGCGCTGCTCTTCTTGCAGCACATGATCTCCAAAATGGAGGCCGGCGGTAGCCGCATCGCCATCATCTTCAACGGATCGCCGCTCTTCACCGGCGACGCCGGTTCTGGCGAGAGTGACATCCGCAAGTGGATTATCGAGAACGATATGCTCGAAGCCGTCGTCGCCATGCCTATGGATTTGTTTTATAACACTGGCATCGCCACCTACATCTGGGTCGTCACCAACCGGAAACCTAAACACCGCCAAGGTAAGGTGCAGCTCGTCAACGCTATAGATTTTTATGAGAGTATGCGTAAGAATCTGGGCAGTAAACGCAAGTTTTTTACGGATGAACACATTCGTCAAATCACCGAGATTTTTACAACCTTTGCCGAGAGCAAAGTCAGCAGAATCTTCGACAATACCGATTTCGGTTACACCAAAGTTACTGTCGAGCGGCCTTTGAAAACTGAGCAGCCTGGTCTACCAGGGCTGAAAGGTGCGGGTGGCCAGCCCAAGCCTGACCCGGCGCTACGCGATACCGAGAAAATTCCGCTCAAGGATGACATCGAAGCCTACTTTGCCCGCGAAGTGCTGCCGCATGTGCCCGATGCCTGGATGGATCGCAGCAAAGACAAGGTGGGCTACGAAATCAGCTTCACCAAGTATTTCTACGAGTACAAGCCTTTGCGCTCGCTGGCCGAGATCAAAGCCGACATCCTGGCACTCGAAGCCGAGACCGATGGTTTGTTGGGGGAGATTTTGGATTGATGAAACCGTATCCAGCGTACAAAAAGAGTGGTTATTCCTGGCTTGGTATAGTTCCAGAACATTGGGCATTTAATAGGGCAAAATTTATTTTCAAAAAGATGGAGAGGCCAGTACGAGAAGCAGATGAGATTATCACAGCATTTCGTGACGGCCAAGTAACACTACGAGCAAATAGACGTGTAGAGGGTTTTACAATCGCGCTAAAAGAGATAGGATATCAAGGCATTAGGAAAGGTGATTTAGTTATCCACGAAATGGATGGTTTTGCTGGAGCGATTGGCGTTTCTGATTCAGATGGCAAAAGCACACCAGTTTATACCGTTTGTACCCCAAGAAAAGAAGCATCAACCAAATATTATGCTTATTTGCTTAGGATGATGGCATATAACGGGTTCATTCAATCACTTGCAAAAGGAATTCGAGAACGCTCATCATCATTCAGTTTCAATATTTTTCAAGAATTAGAACTCCCGTATTTTCCTCTCCCCGAACAACAAGCTATTGCTAGCTTCCTCGACCGCAAGACCGCTCAGATTGACCGTCTGATCGCCAAGAAACAGCGCCAGATCGAGCTGCTGCAGGAGCAGCGCACGGCGCTCATCAACCAGGCGGTGACCAAGGGGCTGAATCCCGACGTGCCAATGAAGGATTCGGGGATTGAGTGGCTGGGGGAGATACCGAGTCATTGGGTAATGACCACTGTAAGGTATTTTTTTGATGTCAAACTTGGGAAAATGCTTGATAGTTCTAAACAAGAAGAATATGAGTTGGTAAAACCTTACTTGAGAGCAGCAAATATCCACTGGAACAAGATCCTTCTAGATGAAGTTGGTGTAAACAAAATGGGTTTCACTGAAAACCAACTTGAAAGATATTTACTTCAACCTGGTGATTTATTAGTTACAGAAGGTGGTGTAACTCTTGGGAGGTCTGCAATTTGGAGCGGGGAACTAGAAGAATGCTACTTTCAAAACTCATTGAACCGTGCCAGGCCGCTAAAAAACATAACCACAAAATGGCTATATTACTGGATGTATTTTCTAACCAAGAATGGCTATATTGACATTCTTTCAGATAAGGCGACCTTTGGACATTTGACGAATGAGAAGTTAAAGGCCTTGCCAATACCGATACCACCAGCGTTAGAACACGCAGAAATAATCGCTAAAGTCGAGTCTTTTGAACCTAAAGTTGAGTTGCAAAGCGCTTTTATAAATCAACAAATCGGGTTATTGCAAGAATACCGCACCGCCCTCATCTCCGAGGCCGTCACCGGCAAGATTGACGTCAGAACGGCAGGTTAACCATGCCCTCCAACTACCTGGAAATCCATTTTGAAGAGCATATCGAGGCCCATCTGCTGGCTACCGGTTATCACGCCTGCCCGCCTGGTGATTACGACAAAGAACTCTGCCTGCTGCCCGCCGAAACCATCGCCTTCATCCAGGCCACCCAGCCCAAGGCCTTCCAGCAGCTCGAACTGCAATACGGCAGCCAAACCGCCCAAAAGCTGGTGGAACGCATCGCCCGCGAAATCACCAAGCGCGGCACGTTGGATGTACTACGCAAGGGCGTCACCGACCGGGGGGCCAAGTTCCGCCTGGCCTATTTCAAACCGGCCAGCGGGATGAACCCCGAACACCAGGCCCTTTACCAGGGCAACCGCTTTGCCGTCGTCCGCCAGCTTAAGTACAGCAAGAAGAATGAAAACGAAATTGACCTGGTGATCTTCCTCAACGGCATCCCCTTGCTGACTGCCGAACTCAAAAATTCGCTCACCGGCCAGTTCGTCCGGGAAGCTCTCAAGCAATACCAGAAAGATCGCCTACCGCAGGGCGAACCGCTGCTGGCCTTCAAGCGCTGCCTCGTCCACTTTGCCATCGGCAACGAAGAAGCCTGCATGACCACCCACCTGCAGGGCGACAAAACCCGCTTCATCCCCTTCAACAAAGATACCGAAAACCCCGTCAACCCGAACGGCCACAAGACCCACTATCTGTGGGAAGACCTGTGGCAGCGCGACACGCTGCTTGAACTGCTCGCCAACTACCTGCACGTTCAGGTCATCCCCGAAAAGCTCTACGACCCCGCCGCGGGCGCCGTCGTCGAACAAACCCACGAAGCCTTCATCTTCCCCCGCTACCATCAATTGGATGTCGTCCGCCACATCCTGGCCCAGGTGCGCGCCGACGGCGTGGGCCACAACTACCTGGTGCAGCACTCGGCCGGGTCGGGCAAATCCAACTCCATCGCCTGGCTGGCGCACCAACTGGCCGGCTTCTACCAGAAACCCGGCGACACCGAGCGCCTGTTCGATTCGATCATCGTCGTCACCGACCGGCGCGTGCTTGACCGCCAACTGCAAAACACGATCAAGCAGTTCGAGCAGACCGAAGGTGTGGTCAAGAAGATTGACAAAGACTCGGCCCAACTGCGCGAAGCGCTCGAAACCGGCAAGGCCATCATCGTCACCACGCTGCAAAAATTTCCCGTCATCTCCGAGAGCATGACCAAACTCAAGGGCCGGCGCTTTGCCGTGATTGTGGATGAAGCCCACTCCAGCCAGTCCGGCGAATCCTCCAAGCATCTCAAGAAGGCGCTCTCGGTCAATCTGGAACAGGCGGAAGCTGAAGACCAGGACGAATTCGATCTCGAAGACGAGATCGTCCAGGAGATTCACGCCCGCGGCCGCCAGGCGCACATCTCCTATTTCGCCTTCACCGCCACGCCCAAGAACAAGACCCTGGAACTCTTCGGGCGTAAAGCTGCCGACGGGCATTACGTGGCCCACCACATCTACTCCATGCGTCAGGCCATCGAAGAAAACTTCATTCTCGATGTGCTCAAAAACTACACCACCTTCCAGCGCTACTTCAAACTCGTCAAAACCATCCCCGCCGACAGCGAATACGAAAAGAAAAAGGCCGTCCGCCTGCTGATGTCTGAAGTGGATTTGAAGCCGCACGCCATCGAGCAAAAGACGCGTATCATGCTCGACCACTTCCTCGAGAAAACCGTCACCGCCATCCAGGGCCGCGGGCGGGCGATGGTCGTCACGCGTTCACGCCTGCACGCCGTCAAGTTCTACCAGATGTTCGCCAAGGTCATGGCCGAGAAGCACCTGGCCTACAAACCCCTGGTGGCCTTCTCCGGCGAGGTGACCGACCCTGAAACCGGCCTGAAGCACACCGAAAACTCTCTCAACCATCTGCCGCCCAAGGTAGCCATCGAAGATGCCTTCAAGACCCCCGAATACCGCATCCTGGTGGTCGCCAACAAATTCCAGACCGGCTTCGACGAACCCCTGCTGCACACCATGTACGTGGACAAAAAGCTGGCCGGGGTGCAGGCCGTGCAGACGCTCAGCCGCCTGAACCGCACGCGTCCCGCCAAAACCGAAACCGTCGTGCTCGACTTCGTCAACGAGGCCGATGACATCCAGGCCGCCTTCCAGCCCTACTACCAGACCACCGCCCTCGAAGAAGAAACCGACCCCAACAAACTCTACGACCTGCAAACCGAACTGGCGGGCTTCGAAGTCTTCACCCATGCAGATGTGGAAGACTTCGCCGAGGTCTTCTACACGCCGAATATCCCGATGGAAAAGCTGCAACCCGTGCTGGATCGGGTAGTGATGCAATGGGGCTACAAACCCGAAGAAGAACGTGAAGATTTCCGGGCGGCACTGCAAAAATACATCCGTCTGTATGGCTTCGTCTCGCAGATCATCACCTTCGAAGACCCCGACCTGGAAAAGCTGTATGCGTTTACCAAAGCGCTCAACCGCAAACTCCCCCGCCGCCGGCAGCGCCTGCCCTATGAAATCCGTGATGCGGTGGATTTGGACTCATTCCGCTTGCAGGAAACCTTCAGTGGCGAAATCGAACTGATCAAGCAGGATGGAGCCGTGCCAGGCTTCAGCAATGGCAGCAAAGCCGGCGCTCCCGATGAGAAAGACCTGCTCTCCAACATCATCAAGACCCTCAACGAAACCTACGGCGTCAACATCACCGAAGAAGACCGCGTAGATATCCAAAACATCCGCAGCAAGCTGGTGGCTGACGAGAGCTTGCAAGCGGTGCTGCAAGCCGACAATCCGCGTGATGCAAAGGTCTATAAGTTCAACCAGGTGCTCGACAAGCTGTTACTGGAGTTCGTGCATACGAAGCTGGATTTGTACAAGAAGCTAACAGAGCCGAAGGTGAATGAGATGTTGAAGCGGCAGTGGTTTGATGTGCTGGCGAGTGAGATGGCTGGGACGTAAACAAGCTATTAGGAAGCGAATCTAAAAACAAGGCGTTGTAAATGAATGAACCTAAGTGGATGGGTTGGCTCAGAAAAGTTCCTTCCAAAATAAACACTGGTACGGTGTATATAACCGCGCTCATATCTTTTGTTCTCTTGATCATCGCTAATTGGTATAGGGGCATTATCATCATCGTCGTAGTCTTGATTATTGGTGCTATCTTCGCGTTAGTTTCTGTTCTGGTTGTTAAAAATCCGCCTCTTGCTCCCGGATTACCTGCAAAACATAAATATCCCCAATACAAAATGCCAGCAATCGTCGGGATCGTTGCGCTGATAGTAATTCCCATTGTTTTATTGTTTTTTAAGTCCCCCCGTTCCTTTGTAAGAACTGCGATCATTGGCACATCCACGCCCACTATCACACCAACAACCACAAATACCCCCACGCCGACCATAACACCAACCCCAACGGCCACTCCCCTTGCAGATATAGCCTATCTGAATATTCAACAATCGTACGACCGGGTTAATTCCCGAACCGTATATACAGCGCAACTCTCCATTGAGCCGCTGGAGTATGGAACGGTCAATCTAGAAGCCCCAACAAAACTGAAGGTGGGCGAATCGGGTTACGTTCGCTTCAAAATCATTCCTGATTCCGCGCTTGCGAATGTTCCGCAGGTATATTTGAACGCGAATGTTGAACCAGGTGGTTTACTCGCAGAACATGAAGCAAGCACATTAGGGGATTTACCAAATTACGCGTTCTTAATCACCAATCGCCGTATTCAGATATATCCAGTCATGACTGCTAAACTGGAAGGCGTCAACTTCGAAATCAGCCCGTCAGAAGCTCAATCCTATGTGGTGGTTTCTTCATTACCCGTTGAATGGTTGTGGGTGGTTACTCCTAATAAAGAAGGAAATCAGTTACTCAATCTTAACTTGACCATTCCGGTTATTTCACAAAAAAGCGCCGTAGCGGAAATATCTCACCCACTGGAAAATTTCATCCTGAGTGTAACTGTAGAAAACCCACAAGCTTCAATTTTCTCAACTTCCCCACAACTCATCTTATTCACAGTTTTTTTGGGCATTTATATTGCCTTGATGACTAAATATCTGCAAAATCGACTTGAAGATCCTATCAAAGATGCTATTTCGCTTGCTATTCGAATAGATGTAGTGATGGGTGGCGAGGCGTTATTATCTATACCGGTAACAACAAAATTCGCCAAGCGAACTAGTGCACTAAAAACTATACCCATCGATCAAGCTGTTGTAACCAGGTACGATAAAGAATCTGGAAAGACCACCATTACCTTAGTAAGTGATGGCAAGAGATATGTATTGCCACCCTTAAAATCAGGCGAATCAACACTTTGGAATGGGGTAACTTTGCGTCTCAATATAAATGACTATGACATTGATTGATTTCCTCGTTCGCACTTCCAGGTCTACACATTGATTTGATGTTTTCTGTATACATTAATTGCTTATCCACCCAGCACAACATCCATTAAAGCACCAGCGCCCGAGTGAGGGGGGCACCCGGGCGCTGGTACAAATATTCTACCAAATCCTTCGCGCACTGCAATACCTTCAGACGATTTTAAGCTTAATATTTTCCCTTCAAAATCATCAGGCGTTGGCGTTTTGGCTGACAGCTGCACTCGCCGGTTGCGCTGGCTGTGAGTGCACCTGCACGAACTGGCCCAGCGTCTCCAGGGCCATCTGGACGTTGATGTAGTCAATGCGGTTGAGTTTGTCCGATACGTTCGGCTGGGTGGCCCGGTCGAGAATGTCGAGGGCCTGTTGGGGGGTAATTTGTGGCATTTGTGTTTTCCTTTCACTGAGTTTCTGACAATATTGTGTCCTGGGCGTTATGAAGGGCTATCATGCAATCCTGGCTATCGCCAGGCGGGCCGAGTAATACGCCGATGCGGTCGTATTCAGGTTTCCTCCGCTGGTTTGCAATACAACGAATTCGATGTAGTCACCCACACTGCATTTCCACATCGTGGAGACGGACTTTGATTGCCCAGTGCCAGAGCCACCATTGAGAGCGACAAGAACACCATTGATCCGAATAACGGCAACCCTTTCGCCGGTTGCGTTGGATGCAAAATCCACGTGAGCAGAAATGGTATATGTCCCCGCCACCCGTATAGTGAGACGAGTGGGAGTTCCAGACGACCAGGGCGAACTGTGCGGGCCATAATCGTCCCACAAAAGCGTATCAAACGAGATTGCTACCCATGATCCCGTTGCGATGGTTTGGGCCGTTGACCTGTATACACACGTTGATAGGGTGGTTGATTTGGCAATCACGCCATCGGTATAAATGTGCGAAGTGGCTCGAACTTCACCGGCGTTGGGAGATGTGTTGCCTGCAGCCAGCCCGCCATCGGCCCGGAACATGCGCGGGGTGTAGATGTTCTTGGCAACATCCTGGTTGATTCTGAGCCAGGTGGTGTCGCTGGCCGAAATCTGCCCCACCCACGTTGCGCTGCCCCCATAGCCGTTGTAGAAATTCAGCGAGCTGCCATAGACCGTGGCCCCGCTCCCACCCACGCTGAAGGTCACTGCCGAGTTGGCACTCGTCCAGAAGTTGAAACCCGATGCATACTCCAGATACGCCGTCAGCACGCCCGCTGCGTAATAGTCCGTTCGGAATGTGCCGGATACGGTAACGCCATAGGTACTCAGGTAGGTATTGGACGGGCTGGTCACGCCGACTCGCAGCGAACCAGAGCCGACGTCGATGACGTTGTTCTGGATTTTTAGGGGGTAGATTTCAATCAGGGCCGATGACGACCACACACTGAAGGTGCGCGACCCGTTGTACCAGCCGAAGATGCCGCTGGCGTTGATGTCGATGCCGGAAAAGGACGCCCCGTCGATGCCCGTGCCCGCTTTCAGATACCCGCCAGATTGGAGTTGGAAGGTCGAAGCGGAATTGCGGATGGAAGCTGAGTCAATCGTCCAGCCCGAAATCGTCATCACCCCGCTGGTGTTCCAGGTGACGTTGGCGTTCGCCAGGTAGCCTGAGCCGTCCGCATTCAGGCGCAGGCGTTCGACTGTGCCGTTGGTGCCCGAACGCAGCGCCAGGTAGCCGGTGGACGAGAGATACACGTTGCCGATATTCATCGCCACCTGGCCGACGGTAATGTTGCCACCGGTATCCCACTGGCCCAGTTGGGTGGCGTTCAGGAAGACCCGGAAGCCGTTGGTGGCATCCATCGTCAGGTTGACCTTGCCCGTCGCCCGCTCGCCGATGGCCATGCCAAACGTCTGCCCGGTATAGCCCCAGTTGCCGTTCAGGTCACCGATGCGCAGCAGCTCGGATTGGGCGTTGTAGGCGGCACCTTGCGCCACCATCTGGATGCGCGGCGTGTCGTAGGCGTTCAGCTCGATGCGCCCGTCGCCGCTCGTACCGAGCAACATCCAGGGTGTGCCATCCGACCAGACCGGATCGCTTGTGTGTGCCCCGGCCACGTCGCGGGTGACGTTGTAGGTCGTGCCGCTGACCAGTGACCCCACCTGCATGTACTCGGTCTTGATCGTCCCGCTGGCGTCGTGGGCTTTGATCAGAACAAAATGCCCGCTAGTCATGGCTTTGCCGAAGTCCACCTGGGTGGTGGCACTCCCCACCGCCCCCAGCTTGCCTGCATCCTTGGGGATGATGAACCACCCGCCCAAGAGCTGCGCCGTGGACTCGGCAAACACGGTGGCGTTGATCTGGCTGACGAACTGCTGCCGATACCAATACACTTCCGTGCCCAGGTCGTAGGTGTCGGTCAGTTCGGGGCGGATGTGGCGGGTGATGACATTCCCCTGGAAAATATGCTGGCCCGTCCAGGTGGGCGAGATGCTCTGGTCGAGTTGGTGGGAATGGTCTGAACGCGCAAAGGATGTCGCCAGGCCTTCGGCGCTCGCTGCCAGGTTGACGCTGTTCGCCCCCGGTGCTGCCGTGACGTTGGCGTGCCGGTGGTCAGAACGAGCGAAACTTGCGGCAGTGCCTTCGTTCGCGCTGTCATCCGGTGAAATGCTGCCCGGCGCATCCGCGGTGATCGCATGTCGGTGATCGGAGCGTGCCGGGTTCGTACTGCTGCCCGCACTCGCTGTGTCGTCTGGCTGGATGGTGGTAATGGTCGGGCTGCCCCAATCGAGTATCAGCGACAGGTCTCCAATGAGCGCACCGCCGCCCAGGATGCCGCTCGATGTGGATACCGATTTGTTGAGCTGGTCGGCTCTCAAACCGACGACCGTCTGCCCCTGGGCATTCGCCCCCAGCAGAAACGGCGCACCCGCTATCGGCGGGTTGAAGGTGTGTTGGGCGGTGACAGTTCTCGCCGCACTCAGGTGCAGATACTGCAGGTGGTGGTCGCCAGATAAGTTGAACAGGCTGCCGTGGTCGGTCACCCCGCCCGGCACCGGTTTCGAGTAGTTGAATACCCGGCTCTTTTCTCCATCCCGCGAAAACCCATCTCGCCCAAGTCTGTCTTCTGCCATAACTCAATCTCGTGAGAGATCAATCTCTCAAGTCAAAATCCATCTCTTTGGTGCTCTTGGCGTAGCTCAACTGCGCTTCGAGCAAATCGGCATCGCTGAACAGCCAGGTGCGCAAACTGACACCCTTCTCATCAGCCACCACTTCGTCCACCATGAAATCACGCTGGTCTTGCAGCCAACCACCATAGTCGCTGCCACCCACGGTGTAGCTCAGGTCGCGGATCACCCCGCCCGGCAACACCCGCCACGGAAGCACCGATACTTTGTCGCCAATGCTGGTATACAGGTCAACTGTGCCAATCGTCCCCACCGGCCTGGGCCAGGGGTAGCCGTTCTCCTTCAGGTAGGTATCTCGCAAGGCATCTGCCGCCGCCATCGGCAAGCCATCGCGATACATGCGCTGCTCCCGCCGCCCGAACCGGCGCACACTCTCGGCATTGGTCTCCACCGTCAAGGCCTGCACTTTGTCGTCATCATCGATGTAGCTGCCCCCCACCGCATTCCACATCGTTGACCACGAGCGCCGCCGCCGGATGCCGCCATTGACGTAGTAGGCCACCGCCGTGCTATCCGCCGCATACACTGCCCGCCGCCCCACGTCCATGTAGAAGCGCCACGGCGCACCCGTACCGTCGCCCAATTCGGCAATGCGGGAGAGTTCATCCCACACGCGTGGGGCATTGGCGTTCGAGCGCAAGACCTGCAGCGTGTTCGTGCTGATGGCCTTGGCTGCCACATACTCGCAGCTGGCCCCCAGCACATCGTTGACCCACACGCTGGCATCGCCGGTCGTATTGTCGCCCACGCTCACATATACCGACCCCAGCGTGTGCACGTACCCGTCAACGCCCACGTCCAGATACCACCCGTCCCGGTCTTCCACCGGCGCATCCATGTCGGCGATGAAGCCTTCCCAGGTGACACTGCCGCCGCACTTCTCCTCGAAGTGGGCCATCATCTGGGTGTTGAAGAAATCTTCCAACACACCCCGGTCATCCCGCAGTTTGAAGCGCCCATCCCAAAAGCCCCCCTTGCGGCGTATGCTTCTCCGCCAGCCTTCGGCCTGCTTCGTGATCGTCCCCGTCCACGTGCCGCCATTCAGGACGTTCTCGTAGACATCCAGGGCGTAGTCTTTAGCTGGATTCGGCATGGGTGCGATATCTCCTGTAGTAGGTGGCTTCCACCTTCAGCGTGTCGGCTTTGTCCTGCCCGGCAGCCCGTTCCCCGGCCACCACCAGCATGCCGCCGCGGCGCAGATAGCGCCAGGTCTCGCCGTTGTATTGCACCGAGCCGAACAGCGAAGCCAGCGTTGCCCCGTTTTTGGAATAGTTGACCGCCGCCCGTTCATCGTCCTCGAACTGGTAGAAGTTCGAGCCAAACACCCAACTGCTGCCCAGGTAGCCGACATAGGCATCCCCGGCATAGCCGTGCGCCATCAGCGGGATCAGCACCAGGCAGTCCAGCGAGAGTGTCACCTGGTTGGTCATGTGCTGGCCCCAGATATACAGCCCTGCCGAGTTGCGCCCGGAGCCAAAATCATAGGCGGCTTCGCGCAGCGCACCGGGCCGGAAGCTGGCTTCGCCCATCTCGATCAGGTGGTAGTCGGTGTTGGTGATGTAGCGGTCGCCGAGGGACACTTCGCCGCCGAGCTGCCCGTAGCGGATTTGCAGCCGCGCCGTCCCGGCGGCACTCAGCTTGCAGCGCAGGAGCACCAGGTAGCGGCCATAGTAGCCTGCGGGGAAGTTGGTGAACCACCCGCTCAACTCCTGCCCGCAGATCTTCTGGAAGGTGGCGCTGGTCAGCCACTGAGTTTTCGAGCTGCCCGAAGCCGAACTGTCAGCCTGCACCGTGGGCAGGGGAGAGCAAGACGCGTTGATGGTTGCGGCTTCGATTTCTTGCAGGGGGTTGTATGCGCCGCCGGTCGAATAGTCGGGGTGCAGGTTGACCATCCCCCACCACAATTTGGTCATACCAGCAGCCATCGTTGCACCGCTCGAATTGCCAAACGCCGTGAAACGCTCGAGACGTGCGTCTTCGTCCCCGGCGATGGCGGCCAGGGCCACACTCCCACCCAGGGCATTCAGTGTTTGCGCCGCCAGGGTTTGGGGGCTGGCATCTTCCCAGGTGGCCGAACGGGTGATGGAGAAGGTATACAAGCCTGCCCCAACGGCCAGGGTTGGGTTGCTCATCCCGCTTGGCATCGAGACGATGGTGATGTCGTACACGAGTGCCCGCTTGGGGTTTTCGTTTTCGCCATACAGGTGAACCCAGACCGAGTCCGGGTTTTGTGGCTCGGTATGCCATTCTCTCGCCATGCGGCCCAGCTCGTTGAGCGTGTTCACTGCATCGATGACATCGGCCGCATTCGACGCTTCCCCGACGAGGGTCATCGTCTCGATCACCTTGCCATCCTTCAGCCCCTGGATGCGCCAGCCGGTGTCGCTGATCATCAGGTCGCCGGTGGTGAAGTCGTATTCGACATCCGCATATTGGTTGATGACTTTGTGTGTCAGTGGCATCTTTACGGCCCCATGTTCGAGTTCTCGCGGCGCGCCTGTTCAGCCAGTGCTGCATTCGTCGCCGCCGCGCCCTCGTTGTAGTTGTAGTTTTGGGTGTTGTACACGTTGGTGGTGTTGCCGCCATACTGCTGTTCATCTGGCCCAGATGTCCCGTTGCCGGAAGAGTTGCTTCCACCACCACCGCCGTTTCTGCTACCACCGCCCGTCTGCGTCCCCGATGAACCACCGCCACTTGGTACAGTGTACCCGGTGCTCGTGAAGGTGATGGTGAAGTTGATCGGCGTCTTCGCCAGTTCATATAACTTCTGAATAGACGCGGAAAACTTCTCTTCTTCGGTTTGGGCGGTGATGAAGGCTTCGCTGACATCGTTCGACCACATATCTTGCATGGCGATTGCCGCATCCTGGCCGGGTTTCAGGCTGGCGGGTATCTGGCCGAACTTCTCAATCAGCTTGCCGAAGTCTACCGAGCCGTCCTTGGCATCCTGGTTCAGATACTTGAGCGCTTCATCGGCGTTCTGCGAAGGGATGATGCCGCTGAGTAAGGCCTGGGTCAGCAAGGGCATGGAGGCCGCGAGCGCCCGGCTCTTCTCGTCGGTGATGCCGAAGGAGTCGCTGATATCCAGGATGGCCTGGTTGATGGTGTTCTGGGTGGCTGCGTCGTCCGTTTCTTTCAGGGCTGCCGTCAGGTCGCTGATCATCGTCTTGGCGATCTCCGCCTGGCTGGCCCCCTTCAGGCTTTCGGCCAGGCCCCAGTAGGCTGCCGCCGACTCTCCCGCCGCCTGTGCCGACGCTGCCTGGGCTGCCGCCATATCGGTAGCCGCGGTGACGGATTGGCGCTGGGCATCGGTGAAGGTCAGTGTGCCGTTGGTGGCGTTGACGAGGACTTCGGAGTAGCGTTCATAGCCAAGGATGCCATACGAATACGCTTCGGTTGCCAGGGTCACTTCGTCTTTGAGCTGGCTCGTGGCATCTCGCATATATAGCGAGCTATCGGTCAGGATGGTTTGCGCATCGCTGGCATCGGTGATGTTGGTGGGGAGTTCTTTATATAGGTCGGAGACCAGTCTGAGCACCTGCTCCGCTTCCAGCCCGACCGCCGTGTTCGCCTGCTGGGTGATGGTAGCCTGGTTCATCGAAGCCATGTACGACTCGAAGGAGGCAATCTGGTAGGTATATGTCCGGCGGCTGGCTTCAGCTGCTGCGGTCACCTTCGCCTGCGCTGCTGCAGCGTCGTAGGCTTCGCGGGTCATCAGCCCATATTGACCGGCCACGTCTTCAGCCGCATCCCCGGTCAGGATCATCTCTTCGACTGCCGCTCGATCCACTCCCGTCAACTGCCCGGCAACCGCCAGATAATCCATCATCCCGGCCGTATATTCTTCGTAACTTGCCCCGGTATTCTGCAATGCCGAAGAGACCAGCTCCAATGACGGTGCGGTTTCACCACCGAAGACGCGGGAAACGATTACCCCTGCTGCGCCAGCCTCGTCCATGATCTGTTTGGTTTCGGCCATCTTGGCGTTGACCGCTTCCGTCACCTGCGCCGCAGAAGCTTCGCTGTCGACCATCTCGTTGATAAAGCTGCTCCAACTCGCTTCGACCTGCTGGTTGCCCTGGTCAACCTGGGTTTGCACCTTCTGCCATTCCATCCACGCCGCGCTGACCGCCGCTACCGCAGCCGCAACGGGCAGGAGAGCACCGGTCAGGCCGATAGCGCCCTGCTGGGCCACAGCGAAGAAGCCGACCCCGCTCTGCAATTGCTGCAGCACCTGCAGCAGTTTGACGCCGCCCGTCATCATCGAGCCAAACGCGCCCACCACCTGCGGCCCCACCAGCATCGTGCCCCCGAAGGCCAGGAGTGCTGTCTGCACCGGGCCGGGGATGCCCTGCCAGAAATCAATCAGCTCTCGGCCCGATGTCACGATCTGGCCCACCATGTCACCCACCGCCTGCCCGGTCTCGCGCACCTGCGTCCGAAACTCCGGGTCGGCCAGGGTCGTCGCCAGTTCCTGGGCCAACGGTTGCAGTTCTTCCAGTGTCCCGGCAAAGAATTCGCGCAGGTTGACATCCTTCAAATCCTGGAAGGTGGAAATCAGCCCGGCCCAACTCGTGGACTGTCGTTCGGCTTCCCCGCCAAAATCCAGGTTGATCATGTCAATCAAAGCCGGGATCAGCTCGCTGGCGGCAATCTTGCCGTCGCTGATCGCCCCAGCCACTTCGCTGATGGGGATTTTCATCGCCCGCGAGACGTCGGCCACCGAAAGGCCAGCATTCGTCAGCTGGCGCATCTCTTCGCCGGTCAGCTTGCCCTTCGCCCACACCTGGCCCAGTGCCAGGCCCATCAGGTGCAGGTCTTTCTCACCGCGCCCGGTGGCAGCAGAAAGGTCAACGAGAGCCTGGGTCATATCGAGCGCCATGTCCGAGGCCATGCCGTATCCCATCGCCGTCTGCATCGTGGTGGCGATGGTTTCTTGCCGGAATGGGGACTTGATGCCGATCTGCTCGATGGTCGCCAGGAGCTGCTTGCCCTGGTCTTTGGTCGCTTCCATCGCATCGGCCATGTTGAGCGCCCCACCACTGACCAGCAATTCCCGCGCAGACAGGGCATTGAGCGACATTCCCAGGCGTTCGTAGGACGCGTACGCTTCCAGTCCTTCGGTTGCCAGCGAAGCCACCCCCTGCACCGCCTTCGCCAACAGGATGCCCGAAAACACGCCCAGGGCGTTCTCGCCGATGGACTGCGTGCCTTTCAGCGCCTTGTTGACATCTCCCAGGCCCTGTTCGGCTTCTTTGGTGTCTGCGCCTACCAGAACCAGCAGTTTTGCCAGCGTGACCGACATCGTCTTGTCCTTTATTATGAAATCGCCACAGAGACACGGAGATCACAGAGAAAACCAATCGAAAACTCTGTGCTCTCTGTGTCTCTGTGGCGAAAATATCTTGTGCTTATCGTCTTCGTTTGATCGGTGGCCGCATCCGTGGGCGTCCGGCTGCTTCGAGAGCATTCTCCCGCCGCACGTTCTCAGCACCCACTTCGGCGTTGCAGGCCGTCAAAATCATCCACGTCCAGGCAGATGACTTCTCGGCCAACACCCATGGGTCTATGCCAGAGAGCTTCGCCGCCCGGATGATCGGGTACCACTCCGGGCACTGCCCGACTTCCCCTTCCGATGCGAGCCACCGTCTGAGTTTTTTAGGGTTTCCTTGTCCTGGCGCAAGTCCAGGATGATGGCGTCCCTGATTTTGAACAGCACCTTGTCGGGGATGATGCTCATGCCCTCGTAGGTGGTGGGGATGGTCTCGCCTTCGGCATTGATGATGTCCCACTCCGTCAGCATGCCCGAAAGCAGGGTGGCCACGCCTGGCCCAAGACCCAATCGGGCCGACAGGTTGGCCGAGTTGCTCTCCAGCACCGGCGTCAACCCGCTGGGGCGGTAGGTGATCATCACCGTCAGGTCATCGCCCGTTTCCGGGTCTTTGCCAACTACCACCGGAAGGGTGCGTTCGTCCAAAACAAGGTCACTCAGTGAAATGGGCATATCAGCTCCTTGTCACAAACTTGCCACATCGGTCACCAGTGTCAGCTCGGTCGCCTTGCCCCAGGTCACATCGTGCACGCCGGTGAACGACCACTCCAGGGCAAAGACGCCGTCTTCGTCGCTGAATTCGGATGGCTCTTCCGCTTTGGCAGCGAAGTCGATGTTCAGCTTGTATGGGGCAGAACTGATGGTGTCGCCGATGGCCTCGATGCGGAAGAATCTGGTTTGCCCGGCGCGCAGGGTCGTCAGCGGGGTCATGCCTTCGTCATCGGCTTCCACCTTCAGCTTGAGACCCAGCGTTGGCTCGGTAGGGATGGTGGCGGCAAAGGATGTCACATTGCGGTTGAGCGCCCACAGCGCCGCATACATATCCGACAAAGAGAACGAGCTGGAGATGACGCGGTTCATCGGCGATGCGACGCCCAGATTGGCCTGGGTGTCGGCCATGTAGATGCAGATGTGGGTCGGCAGCACCGGTACCGGTTTGATCTCGGTCGGGGCTGCGCCGGTTTGGGATGATGCCAGGGCAATCGAACTGGCCGGGGTCAGCCCGGTGAACGTCCCCGTCATCGTCACCGCCTGCTGGCCCAGGTCGGCCACAAATTCGACCGTGTAGACGGCATTGGCCTGGGCCAGCGTGGAAGTGCCGGTGGTGCGGGTGACAATGACGTTGCCGGTTCCCACAGTGCTCAAGGCTTCGAGCGCCGACTGCACCTGGGCGGTGGTGGCGTTGTATTGGATGGCGGCTGTCGTCTGGCCGCCGGCGGTCAGCGTGAACGTCCCGGCAGTGGGCGGTGATGCCGCCGCCGTCAGGGTGTACTTGGCATCGGTGGACAGGTTGATGTCATCCTGCAGCGCCCGGCTGATGGCCGTACCGTCCAGCGTGCATTCATCACGGCTGAAATTCAGCGTCAGCGCCGTCACCAGGAAATTGGTCACGCGGTGCGCCCGGTATATGTCGCCCTGTTCGAGGGTGTATGTCTTGTGCGGGTCTTCTTTCTTGGTGGTGGGCGAAAAGGCCCAGGTCTTTTCTGCACCTGCCCCCGTTGGCGTGACGGTCTTGATCAGCGAACTGAGCAGGTACACCATTTCGGTGTAGGTGATTGGGCCGCTCAGTTTGTGCTCCACCCATTCCTTGTTGGGGACGACAATGGTGGGGAAGCGATACCCCGAAGGGCGATACTTTTTCACGTCGAACTTCATCCCCATGCTGATCATCAGGGACGAGAGCTGTTTCGTCGCCAGCACGGCTGTGCCGGGGGTGATTTCGACGCCGATTTGTGCATTCTGAAAAATGGATGCTCGGTCAGGCATGTGAACCTCCTGCATGCCCTATGCGGGCGATGCGTAAAAGTCGAATAGGCCGCCAAGATGGCGGTATGAAGTGCCGTCGAAGAGTTCGGGGTATGCCAGCTGCTCGCGCAGCACGCCGCCGATGGCCCCGAAGTTGCCCTGAAGGAGTGCGAGTACCCGTTCGGCAGCCGTTTTCAGGGCCAGGAGACTCCGGGTCTCACCGGAGACGACCACCGAATAGCTGGCCCGGGTCAGGATCACCTGGCCGCCCACGCCGTTGGTCGTCGGTGCGTTTCTCAGGCGAAAGACGATATAGGGCAGGTCTGCACCAGCCGGGGCGTCCATCGAGTACACGCGGTCGGCGACGATGGCTACCAGGGTGGCGTCGCCAGTCAGGCGGCTGTGGATCAGGGTTTCGACGTCGATGATTTCCATCACTGCCATCCGGTGAGCAGGCGGGCTGCTTCGGCTTCGAAGGGGGCGGTCTCGGCATCGGCTGCCGGTTGCATGAAGGGCCTGGCTTCAGTTTTCACGCCGCCGAACTCCAGCACTTCGGCGTATTCGGCATTGGTGAAGACCGCGCTGCTGGCTCCATCCGGCATGCGTTCGACCTGGATCGAGTTGGTCAGGTGGCTGGTGTCGACAGCGGGCATCTCGCCGGGGGCGCTGGCCTGGTGGGCGATTCCACGCCGCAGGTACACCCGACCGCTCTTGGCATCGGCCATGCCGGTGCGAATGCGGCCCTGGATTTGCAGCGCCGTCTTCATCGTCAAATCACCCGCCCGCTGGCGGATGGTTCCGGTCAACAGGGGGATACGGTTTTCGACGAGTTGGACGAAGGGCTTGATCACGCGGTTGGCTCCCAGCATTGGACACGGAGCAAGATTTGAAGCGTGTGCTCAGGGACGGCGATTACCGGGTAGCGCTTCAGCCCGATGATGATGGTGTCTTGTGGGGAAACGAGTGCGCCCGGTTCGAGGACGATGTATACGTAGCGCCGGGGCGATTGCCCACCGGCGACGACCGGCAGGTTATCGGCGTTGCGTCCGCTCTGCTCGATGCGGCAGGCGTATGGGCCATATACCACCACCGTGCCATTGGTCTGGCCGCCTGCGCCATCGCTTACCAGGGGCGTGTGCGAGACCGTGCAGCTCTCCGTCAGGCTGTCTACTGCGTCGGCCTGCATGTCGGCCAGTTCAGCGTCGCTGATTGCGCTCATTCGTCCTCGTCGATATCAGCATCGGTCAAATAACCGGGCTGGTATGGTTCTTGGAAGACCGTCTGCACCGTGGTCACTTCGTAACCGGGATACGCTTCGACACCGGCAGCCAGGCCTGCTTCATTGGCTTCGGCGCGTGCTTTCTCGGCGTTTTCCACTGCCATCTGGTGCAGCTGGCTGCGTTTGAAGCTGCCCGAATCGCCCGTGTCGAAGTCATACTTCCCGCTGGTCAGTTCGGCTGCCGCCTTCCAGGCGTGATACCGAGCCACAACCCGCAGATGGCGGATGTTTTCGGACCCGCTCACGGTGGCGATATCGTCCACGCCCAGTTCGAGCAGGGTGTCATTGACGACTTCGGTGGCTTTGCTGGCATTCGTCCAGCCGATAGACGCGGCCACCTGGCCCAGCACGCTCAGCGCATATTCAGCCAGGGTGGTCTCAGTGTAGCTACTTGGTGCGGCCACGTTTGCCCTTGGGTTCGGGTTCACCGCTTTCGGTATCGAGTGCGGCGGTCACGGTGATGTTGTCGCCTTCCGGGGTTTCGATTACGAGTGGCGGGATTGGCTCGATTTCGACCGGTTGGGCCAGCTTATCAGCCGCCGTTTCGACCAGATTGGCGCAGGCTTCGAGCACCAGCATGGGCTTGATCTGGCTGTTGTTGCTCGATGGCATCAAGGCGTTGACCAGGTCTTCCGGCAGGTCGAGTGCCTGGGCCAGCCGTCGGGCAGCCGTCACCAGCTTCTCGGATGCGATGCCCGTTCTTTGGGCTAAGATTCTTGGGTGCATGGTGGTCTCCTGAAAGAACCGGGATAGAAGTCACTACCCCGGTTCTTCACTTGAGCAGACTTAGGTCATCGGGCTGCGGTAATCCACCGGCGATGTGGGGATTTCGTAGGTGGCGTTGCCCACACGGGTGACCACCACTGCCACGCGGTTCCAGCCGCCAAACCCGGCATGCCGTTCCCACTGCGATTCCATGAAGGGGTGGTCGTTGCGTTCGGCCACTTTCTTGAACCCCTTCAGGCTTGCTTCCTCGTGCTCGCGCATGGCCAGGGGTCGTTCGCCGCCTGTCATGACCGTGATCAGGTAGTTGGTGGGCATGATCGGCCAGTGCACCATCCACTGGTCGTGGGCGTAGCCGAACAGCTTACCCGGCACATCGGCGGGGATGTCACCCACCAGGATGTCTTCGTCCGAACTGTGCCGCACCGGGTCATTCGAGCGGCGGGCCTTGACGAAGTCGCCCAACCCTTCCACCGAACTCTTGTTGTTCGTCGGCACGAAGGTGATCACTTCCCCGCTGTTTTCCGGGTGCTGGGTGATGTCTTCGTAGATCGTCGGGAAGGGGTTGTGGGTGTCCGAGATGGCGTCCGCCTGGGCCAGGAAGTGATTGTCCGTCGCTCCCTGGTCGTGACCAGCCTGGATCAGGTATTCGTCCGAGTCACCGTTGGCCGGGCCTTTGATCGTCAGCTTGCCGACATCGTCGTCGGCGTCGTCGTATTCCCAGGGCGAGTTCAAGAACAAAGCCGCCAGGACGTGGTCGCGCATCCAGCGCGTGTCGGATTCGATCATCGTGACCGTGATGTTGTTGGCGTCTTCGATGGTCATCTTCTCCCGCGTCACGCGGTTGGTGCCCCAGGCCAGGCCGCTGCTTTGCAGGGGAAAGGCCACTTCGTAGTGACCGGCCACCCGGATCGGGCGAGCGCGGCCATTTTCGTCGAGGGGCTGCAGGCGAGCGGCCACCGGTGTCTTGAAGCGCACTTTGGTCTTCGTCGTTGGCATGACGAAGAGCTTCATCACCGCCGCAATCTGGCGGTTGTGCTCATCCACCGATGCCTGGATGGCCCGATTGATGACATCGATACTGACGGTCGACAGGTGGTTGTCGAACTGGCTCTTGAGATTTTGAAAGCCGTATAGAACCTGGTTAGCCATGACGCACCTCCTACAGTGCCTTCAGGTGGATGAAAATGGCCCCAACCAGCCCTGTCAGCGTCCCGCTGAAGTCCAGGGCCAGCTTGTCGCCGGTCGCCAAAAGCAGGTCGGCTGCGGTGGCGGAAAGGGCGGGGGTTTGGGTGGTGTTGATGGTGGCGGTCAGGTCGATGGCAGCCGTGGTCAATTCCTTGACGGTTGTGCCGGCAGTTGCGCCAGGCGCATCGGTGGCTGCAGCGGTGATCTTGCGTGGGCGCACGGCTGCGCTGGCCCCACCGACCACCGAGTGGATTTCCTTCACGGCCGTTACCTGGTATGGGCGGTCGGCCATGAAGACGAACTTGTCCACACTGGCAGCGAGCAGTTCTGCCGAGACGACCAGCGTTTGCGATTTCTCGCCTTCGCCGAAGTCCACGAGCAGCAGTTTGTCTGCCGGGTTGCCGAGGGTCTGCGAAAAGACTGGGATGACGGTGGCGACGTGGCGTTCGATAGTGCCGGGGGTATCGGCCAGCATCCCATCGGCGTCGGAGAGATATACCTTGGCCCCATAGTCGAGGGCGGAAAGGTCGTATCCGCTCACGACGCCTTTGCGCAAGGCTGTGCCAGCAGCGCCAGCGCCATCCTTGCCGACCAGCAGGCCGTATGCCTTTTTCTCGGTCGCTGTGGTGGCGTTGGCCTTGGTGAATTTGCCTGTGGTCACATCGAGCCGGGCAGCCTGGCCCAGGGTGATGGTTTCACCCAGGGGTTGGGTCATCTGCTCCAGGCTCTCCACGATGTGCAGGCGGTTGGCAGTGACGAGAGCTAAATCAGTCATGGGAGACTCCTGTTAGAAATTGGAACGCATGTGCCGGCGCTGTTCTTCGCGGGCGCGCTGCTGCTCTTCGGCAGTCAGTTCGCCCGGGTCGCCGGCGGGTGGGGTGGGTGGGACGCCATTGCTGCGCTTTTGCGCAGGTGCAGCCAGGGCGTCGTGGTTCTTGGCGATGTATTCGAGCTGTTCCACCGGGTCGAGTTTGTCCAGGAGCACGAGCACGTGGGCGGGCAGGCCGGTGCGTTGGGTGTCGAGATGGGCTTTCAGGGCCTTCTCGTACTTGCCAGCCTTGTCCTGCCAGGGCGTGAGTTTTTCAAGCTGCTGGGTCAGTTCGCGGATTGTGCCTTCGCGTTGTTCGGCCAGCTTCTGCCACTCGCCGTTTTTGGCTGCGGCATCGGCTTCGGCTTTTTCGCGGGCTGCTTTGGCGGCTTTCTCGGCTGCTTCCGTGACCTTTTGGCGTTCGCGCTCCAGGCGTTCCTTCAGCCAGGTCTTACCTTCGATGTATTCGAAGAGTTTGTCTTCGCTCTCGAAGGTGATCGGCGACTTTGTTGGGGTTGCCGGTGAGGTAGCTTGTGGGTCACCGCTTCCGCCGTTCGACTGGGGTGCCGGTTCTTGGCTGCCCGTCCCGGTGGCGTTGTCCGTGCTGGCTGCGAACCACAATCCTGATTTGGGTTTGAATAACAT